GTGGCGGCAGCTGCAGGCCATCATATGAAGATGCTGGTCGTAAGATCAAGCTAAACTTTATCGCGTTTGATGATCAAAAGCATCAATTCATAATATTGACGGTGCTTGATGAGAAACACGCTGCAAACCCAGAGCTGAAAGACGGTTTATTCTTTTTAATATATAATTATAAACAAGAAATCTATACAATGCAGTCATGGTCAGTATATGGCGCCCAGCTTCATTACCCAGGCAAGAATGAAATAACTTCAATTGTAGCACACAACGGCGACACTAATATGGTGATTGAAAACGTATTGAATATCCCTGAGCCAAATCAACCATACATAATGGTGTGCATACCCTCGTAGCGGCCCACTAGCTCATTTGGAAGAGCACTCGGCTGATAACCGAGAGGTGTCCGGTCCGAATCCGGAGTGGGCCACCAATTTAGTCCAATATCCTTGGCCAGGCTTATTGATGCCATATTTCTCACACCATTTCGATATTGTTTTATCTGATACTCCAAACATCTTAGATATATGAGTGGATGGCATTGACCATACCATCTTGCTTAATTCGTCTGATGTCGGTCTATTTGTTTTTCTGCGTAGCATTGCAGCGCATTTAATTGAGCACGTTTGGGTGGAGTCAAATTTCTGCACACCACATATAGGGCATAAATCGATCAATGTATGCTCATGGGATTTGAAACCATTATCAGCATAGTAGCAAAGCGGCTTGTCTTCATATTTAGAGCGAATCTCAAACTGCTTTTGTACAATATCATTCGATAGAATCCACATTCTGTTATGTATTTCACAATGGCAATTGTGGCACAACACGATGGTTTTATTTAATTCTATCAGTAGTCTGTTCCAACTAACAGTACCACCAGATGCGATTATTCTTAAGTCTTTGGTTTGCGGATCAATATGGTGAAATGCCAATGCAGCAATACATTGGCTGTAACCACAATACATGCAACTACCACCAGAATAGTCAACTGCTTTACGTTTTAAACGCCTTCGATGTTCTTTAATTCTTTCGGAATCACGGTACTTCCCTTTATCTCCTGTGTAATAACGCACACCACTTGTTGATAATCCTAACGAAATGGCAATCTCATTAATGGTCTTACCTTGCGATACTAAATTGAATATTAACTCTCTTCTTGAATTTACCATAGTAGCACCTTTCATAATGCTACTATAGATTTGCCCGAGGGTACCAATGAAGATCAACTCACAAAAAATCAATTCGACACCGCGTAAGATGCACGCGACATGGTCATTATGTCGGACTTCCTTTAACCAAGAACTCATCGATTGGGCTAAAGAGCATAAGCGCGACCCACGAGATAAACTTATGAACCCAGTTGTTAAATCATCAACCATAGTCATAGAACACTGTGGTGAACACATTCCAGTTGAAATAAACTCATTAACGCCGATATCACCTTGGGTGGGGTCGGTCATTTGGTTAAAAAAGATGAGGAACCATCATGGTGGTGGGTGGGTGTGGACACATTCTAGCCGATTATACACACCGGGCGAAGTCATGGTGGCAATTCGCTTAGAAACACACCCAAGTAATAACAAACAATTCGGGTTGGGGCAAGGCGGCGTTTGGTTCATTAGCGACAGTAAAGTGTTTTATCTCGGTGGTATCAGGCCAACGCTAGAATTTATTAAACAAGAAGATCTCGATAAGAACTTGATCACAGACTTGACATTGATAGAGATACTTCGAAATAAATTAGAGGAAATAGAGATATAATTGCGATCATAGTTCAACGGCAGAATGCCAGATTCCCATTCTGGCGATGCGAGTTCGATTCTCGCTGATCGCACTCAAAAATATCTCATGAGACTACCAGTGATATGTGCGTGGTGCAAAAAGCACATGTTAGATAAGGATGGAAATCCAAGATATATTGAATCAGACACAGAGGGTGTAGTTAAAGCAGATTTCTCATCATCGATATGCGCTAAATGCCGCAAAGATTATTTTGATATCCCCCTACGCATCTCAAACGATATAGAAGATTAGCATGGTGCCCGTAGCACAAAGGTAGTGCGCTGGACTGTGGCTCCAGAGAAGGCGGGTCAGTACCGCTCGGGCACCCCAGAATAATCAAAGGTAGATTATGAAGATTAAGTCAATCTATGAAGATCATACGAGGGCGATCAAGTACACCGAACCAAATCTTGACGCTGAATGGGAAGAGGCAAACCGTTATCGCGAATTTAAAATATTGGGCAAGGATGCTTGGCTAAAGCAAGCAAGAATAGGGAAGGTTGAAAATTGGTCTTCGCTTGGATATGTTGGTAATGTCTGCACAGACCTATCAGCTTTAGAATCTGATAAGGTTGAACGTGTTCAAGCAGCTATTAAGCGTGATGAAGTTGAACTTCCGATTGTGGGTCGATGGCCTGACGGCACCCTTGATTTAATAGCTGGAAACACGAGAATAGCGACACTCTTAAATATTGGTATTGACCCGAAAGTATGGGTAGTTGATGTCCCAAAATAATACTTCCAAGAAAAGATCGTATTTGATATGATATCAGCTGTGCACATAAACCCGGACCCAGAGGCAACGAAATTAATACAAGAATATTTAAAAGAAAACGGTATTGAGCTATATAATGAACTCTTCGATGATAATTACATTTATGCGCATTCTGGTGTTGTTGGTAAGTCAGAAGAAATAGCTATTATCGGAGTAAATGGTAGCCAATTAAATATGAAATGTAGGAGCTTCGATCTGCATAACCCTAATAGTCTGCCAGAACTCCTTCAGACATTAAGGAAATGCCTGAAAAGAGAATGCAAGACGTGCCGTGGTGCGAGCAAGATCGGATTAAGTGGCTAGTCATTTATTAGGAGGATAAATGGGAGCCTGGTTCAGGAAGCACGAGGCCGAGGTCTTGGCCACCATCTCCGGCGCTATTGCTGGAGGGACTATGGGGATGGCCATCGGCAGGAAGATCGGAATCGTTGCAGGACCTATCGGTGCAGCGGCTGGAACAGTCGTTTGCGGGATCGCCGGTACGATCATCGGAGGCTTGGCGGGAAACCGCGCAGGCCACGGGATCGACGACTACCGGATGGTCGGGGCCGAGAGGTAAATCTGCGATGAGTGGCTCGAGCCTAAGCTCGGGTAAGTAAACTTAAACTGGGAGCTGTCGGGGAAGCCCCAGAGATGACAACGGCTCGCGCAAGCGGGCAACCCGATATTTCGGGGCGTAGCTCAGTAGGCTAGAGCGCAAGCCTTGGGCGCTTGAGGTCGCTGGTTCGAGACCAGTCGCCCCGACCAGATAAACGGAGGCACAATGAAAAAGATAAACACTTTCCTCTAGTGGCAATAATGCCGCTTAGAGGACAACATGGGTTGGCTAAGACAACCGAAGACTACTCAAGAAAAACGGTTGTGGGATCGAGAGTATGGTAGGGCTAACAGATCTCCTTGTCGCCTCCCAACCAGTTATGATGACGTACCTACTCAAACTAACGTGAGATGCTGGAAGAAATATCGTAAAACTCAATATCGGGTTCGAGCGGTAGTCTAGCCTGGTTAAGACGCCACGTTCGGGACGTGGAGAGCGCGAGTTCAACTCTCGCCCGCTCGATGAATGCGCGAGTGGTGGAATTGGTAGACACGCGAGTTCGAGGAGCTCGTACCGAAAGGCGTGGGAGTTCGACTCTCCCCTCGCGCATTAAATGGAATTCACAGAACATTGCATGAGTTGTCGCCGAAGATTTGGCGAGGACTTTGACTATGTTCATCTATGGCTAGACGAATTCCATGGGACCAAAGAATATAAAACCAAACACAGAAAGGTAAGACACCACAAAGCTGGTATCGAAGAGGTACGCAAGAAGTGGGGTGATAGGGCAGCTGAGGCTGCTAAACTACATATCCTCGATGATATTAAATGGGGCGAGGATTTAAGAGCTGACGAATATTGGATCCCAGACAATGAAGCCGACTACGTCAAAAGAGGATATTGGTAAAGAAGACAACCTTCTTTATCATATAATATTAAGACTATTGAAAGAAAGCAAAGATGGCCTGTATATAAGGAAGGTTGTTGGACATCCACCAGACACATTTGAAATATTTAGTGATCTATTGTTTTGTGCTCCAGAAACGTTTTATTTGTATGGGACAACTTTTGGTTGTACGTTTCACTCGGCTGACGTGCATGATCCAGACAGTTTTGATATTTGTACTAAAGCAATAAAATATCATATGAAAAATTGTCAAATTAGATCATTGCCAGCCATAGACACAGAGCGCAGACGCAGACTTCCTGATATGGCAAAGCGGTCAAAAAGTTCAATCGGCACCGTATGCATCAATTGTCCCTTTGTGAGACATGAGCGGGACGCGTCACCTAACGGTAGGGTGCATGGGTCACATCCATGATGCGAGAGTTCGATTCTCTCCGCGTCCATTGGACGTATTGCATAAAGGTAGTGCGCTTGCTCGACGCGCAAGAAGCCGAGGTTCGATTCCTCGTACGTCCATAAGAGCTAATGCTCAAGAGCCTAGGAGGATCGATGTCGAAAAGACTGAAATGGAAGATATTCTTCTTCTATGTCCACTGGAAGAAAGCCTTCTGGTGTTCGATATTCCACATGCGACATCGATGTTATCCGGCGGTTTGGAAGACCAACAATAGTAGATGGCACTGCGAAAAGTGTTGTCCGTGCGGCATTGGTCTTGAGTGCGCCATAGATATTGACAAGGACCCAGCATAAAGTAGGATAAGAGAGCCGATGCGCGTAAGCGACCGGAAGTGTGAGGCAACAATGGGGCGGCGTAGGAGGGTGGAAACATCCATCAGGACTATGTGCCGAGACTGGAAACGGTTTCGGGCCGCGTCTCACTCGGGCAGATCGAGAAACTCCTGTTGTTGTGTCAGATCCACGGCGGGACTGCACTCACTGCTGAAGTCCCGGTCGGCTCTTTCGCCCCTGTAGTCCAGTGGTAGGATGCTTGGTTCTCAGCCAAGCGATGCCGGTTCGATTCCGACCAGGGGTATTAATATGGGGCATGTGTCGTAACGGAAGCGTGCGACTCTTACAAGGTCGCGGAAGTGGTTCAATTCCACTCATGCCCATTACGCGAATTTAAGCCAGTGTAGTACAGTGGTAGTACATCGGTTCCGTAAACCGAGGACCGGAGTCCGATTCTCCGCACTGGCTTCAATGAAAAATTATGACATAACACAACAACGAGCCTTAAAAGCCACCTGGTCCATTCTGGAAGTTGAGGATATTAAGAACATGGGTCCGATGCTATCACAACGCAACTTTGATTTGATTCAGAAGATGCTACACGATCACGAGTTTGATCCTCTACCATTCATAGAAGATGCGTTGACATTTTTGCTCGATCATGTTGAGTATAGCAATCATCCTTTAAGTGTAGCCGCCGATGAATACAGAAAAAGACACGATATGCCAGATCTGCCAAAGAAAGGCCCCAGATTCTTACCTGGAAAATCATCACCTAATTCCGGGACTTAAGAAGGGGCCAACAATAAAGGTATGTTGTGGTTGCGGTGACCAACTCCACCACCTCTACACCAATAAAGAACTCGAGAAAAGGTTCAACACCCTCGAGGCAATACTTACCGACGAGAGGGTTCAAAAGTGGGTCAAATGGGTATCTAAGAAGAGTGATTTCAACATCTGTGTGAAAGCTAAGAAGAGAAGATAATATGATATCAGACAATGATAGATTTGTGATCGCGCTTGGTAGATCACCTCTTGGACGCGCCATTGATAACCTTAAGTTTACCATGAGATTATTGGGTGAGTGTTCAACTCACCTAGAGGATAGACAAGAACCAGGGCGTGAGATAGTTGTGGACTCGGTTGCAGCATTAAAAGAAATATCAGATAAACTATTAAAAATTAATGATGATCTTAGATGGTATCAGAATTGGAAACCAGAAGAAGTTAAAAGCGTGCCAGTGTAGCACAATGGCGGTGCAAGTGCTTTGTAAGCACGAGGTTGGGAGTTCAACTCTCCCCACTGGCTCCAAACGCCGGGGTGGTGTAGCGGCTCTGCACGTCGCTCTCATAAGGCGAAAGTGCCGGATCATCACCGGCCCCCGGTACTAGCACACCTATCCACCAAATCTATTATGGATTTTTAGGAGATTTATATGAAATGGTTAGCCATTCTTCCACTGCTATTTACCGGGTGCATCACAACTGACGAATTCACGAAGATGTGGTTAAAACACGTCGAGAAGTCCTACAATTGGATCCAGGCCGACAATGAGGCCATGAAATATAAAGATGGCGAGGAAGAGGCAAGGAAATACCTCCAAGATTTAAGGACAATGACTGACCCATACGCAATCAGCCAAAAGATTGTAAAGGATGGTTTCGACTGGCGTGCTGAGGTCATAGATTTCACCAATTACCCTTGGGTAACAATTGCTAAGAAAAGGGGTGATTGCGACGATTTCGCGGCCCTCTGGGATGCAACATTCAAGTACAGGGGCAAAACTGAAAGAGTATATGTCGCTAAGAGAGATCACAGTAGTGCACACGCAATGATTCTCTACAACGATGGCGTAAAGTTGTATATCCTATCTAACCAATACGTGTTGAGCGTTGGTGGACCTGACGATGGAGATAAATTAATAAAATTATTCTATAAAGAAGAAACCGGACAATTTATAAGATATTAGTGGAGAGTGAACCGGACAGGCGCGCCGGGCGTGTTTTGAAAGCACTGCGCACCGGAAACGGTGTGGGGATCGTGCCCTCCGCTCTCCGTTATTAAGGACTATGGAATGCCACTCGATAGTAGACGAAGCCGCAAATACCGTGGTGATGACGAGCGATTCCGAAAGGCTGAGAAAATGCCTGACCAAAACCATTGTATGAGCTGCGGTAAGCACGCCACTAGACGAAGCCAACATTGGCCCGGTGGGTGGTTATGTGATGATTGCTTCCCAAATGATATGACCATTGCTGCCGAAATGGCACATCATACTGAAACTGGAGGGTAGAACCGGTGGGGCATACCGGCGTCGTTTCGAAGACGAATGGTCCCTTAAGGGATGCTGTTCGAACCAGCCACCCTCCGCCAGTCATGTGAGGATCCGAAGATGAACAGAGGTGAGAGACGTAGAAGGTCAGCAGTCATTTACAAGAAAAGACTTGGTGAGCATAAGCAAACAGAAGTTCCGTGGGCTAAATTCATAAAGCCTCCGGAACCTCCAAAGACCTATCACTTAAAGGATACCCCCAAAATATGCTCGTGTAATTGCTGTCGCAGCGCACGCAAGAATGAGTGGACTAAAAAGAAGGACAGAATAACAAAACAAGAAAAATTCAATAACATGAAATTCAATGAGGAATTAAAAGACGCTGGATAGTCTGGCGGGTAGAACTGGGATGAATCCCGGCGCTGTCTGGAATGCAGATGGTCCCGAAAGGGATGGAGTTTGATTCTCCCACCCGCCGCTTGGAGGTGAGAACCGGTAGGGCTACCGGCGCTGTTTGCTAAACAGATGGTCCCCTATGGGATGTGGTTCAAACCCGCCCACCTCCGTTAAGTTGTGTCCTTTTGATAAACAATAAGGAGATTGGCATGCGTCTAGGAGACAACAAAGATCTGGCGGCTAAATTGGACAAGGTTGGGCAAGCAGTCAGTGTTTCAGATCAGAAATCAAAGATTATCAAACAGCTCGCAATCATCAGACAAGAAATCCCATATTTGATGTCAAGCCTACAGAGCGAAGAACTAAGCAAATCAATGGATACAATCTCAAAAGCAACCAGTATGTTGTGCACAATCGACAACGAAAATTCTCAAGAAATAAGCAAGGAGTTTAGTAGATTAAAAGAAGCGGTTAGTAATTTAAATAAAATCTTAAATAGATTCGGCGAAATCACGCACACAGACAAAAGTTAGCTGTTGACTCCGATGCCGAAGCGACGAGGCACTTGATTGCAAATCAAGCCTTAGCGAGTTCGAGTCTCGCCGGAGTCTTTGCCGCCTTGGTGCTAACGGTAACACGCGACTTCGGTAAAGTCGAGTCGGGAGTTCAACTCTCCCAGGCGGCTCCAATGGATAAGTCAGAAGTATTGTCAATGATAAAGGAGTATGTTAAAGAACAGGGATATCTTACATCTCCATACGGATTCTACATAACATCGAACATGGCTATCGATGAGTTTGTTGTATATAAGAAAGATTATAAAATTCCAACTTATGCGGTTAGGCTTGGTGTGGTTACTGTTAATGGAAATTCAATTGAATTTCACCCATCAACATATGACGAACATTTTGTAGAACAATTAACAAAAAGTGAAGAACCACATAACTATAACTTATTCGACCCAAACAGCCTTCCAGAGCTGATTAAGCAATTAGAAATACACTTCGGTATAATGAAGACGGCTATTGAGCAATGCAAGAAGGCCCCTGTAGGCTAACTGGATAAACCAGCGCTCTTCTAAAGCGCATATCCCCGTTCAAGTCGGGGCAGGGGCACCAGAGGTATCTGAAAATATACGACCCCGTCTTCCAATGGATAGGATGTAAGACTACGGATCTTACGATGCGCGTTCAAGTCGCGCCGGGGCCATCAATGAAGAGTTTCACGAAGTTTGCGCTTCCGGTTATAAAGGCAGTCATGCCGAGCCTTATATCAACCAATTTAGTAAATGTTCAACCAATGTCGCAGCCAAATTCTCTTCTCTTCTTTCTAAATTATACTATTGGAATAATAACTGGCCAGACATATTTTGTTAAAAAGGTAAAGGGCAAATGGCAAATATGCGTCAAAAAAGACTTGTATGATCCAAAATATAAACCATATTTTGCTATTACGATTGGGCACGGATTCGCAATCTATAATGCTAATGGTAAGTTATTAAAATGCACTGACAAAACAATACCAAAGAAGTATAAGTTAGATATTGAAAGTGCCGCAGTTACTGATGGTGAAGTAATTCTCAGCGAAGATGCAAAGGCATTAAAGAAACTAAAGCAAAGCAAGACAAAAAAGACATATTGTTTCTAATGCCAGAGTGATGGAATTGGTATACAACAGTGACTTAAAATCACTGGGCCGTAAGGCCGTGCGGGTTCGACCCCCGCCTCTGGCACTAATGCCCTGGTGGAGTAACTGGATAACTCATCGCCCCTTCAAGGCGAAGATTGTGGGTCCGAATCCCATCCAGGGCACCAATGATTGATATTAACAATCTGAGCGAGCAAGAGCTGGTTCACGCGATAGTCGATGAGATAAACCAGCGATGCATTGAGTTCAACCAGGAGAAGAGAGCCATCGCGAGTGGCCCCAATATACTAGGCAATATTAAAATGAACTTTGAAAGTCATGGATTGGCGGCAACCCCAACTAAAATTAAGGTGCTGAAGCTTATCTTTAGTATAGCTGGAATCAAGCTAAGATGCCAACGATTAGGTGAGATCGATCTACACGATCCATCGTCAATAGATATGACAATTCGCAGCTTCCTACACTGCTCTGACAACCAAGGATGCGAACATTGGGGCGTCAGGTGCCCACTCATGAGGTAAATGTGCTCCCAACCAATAATGAACTAAAACAGCGAGACCCAAGCAAGCAAATCCTTAGAATGTGCCAGATGTGCGGGGCTACCGAGCAATTCGGTAATGGTTGGGGCACCGATGGTGTTCATAGAATAGACACCAACGAACAGGGCTATTTATGTCACGACTGCAACGAAATGATGATACGATTTCCAGACGTGTTCAGATGGGTTGAGAAAGTCTTAATCAATCACATAAAGTTGATGCATGAATTGCCTTAAAGAACTTTATGACCCAAATTTTGTGCCAGACGGGTGGCTAGAGCCAGGTGACCCAGTTCCATCACCGTTTGGAAGAAATACCACGGTTACAGATTATTTTGTTGTGAAGTATGTTGGCGAAATAATGACACTATATGGCTATGGTGATGTTGTGGCAATAGATTATGGAGAAATACACAACATACGCGTTATTGGCGGCGGCAATGTGATTGCAAAAGGATGTCATATAATATTACAAGACATATGGTTAAGGGGTGGCGGATCAATCATACTCAATGGCTCATTCATAACATCAAGTAGAATTACTAATTTAGGAGGTGGAAAATGAAACCCAAGCGAAAACGGAAAGAGCCCGGTAAACCTTTGGGGCGGTCACGAAGCGGCATCGTACTCGGCTTTTAACCGAGATAAGGTAGGGTTCGACTCCCACCCGCCCCATTAAAGCACTTGCCCGAGTAGCCCAATTGGCTGGAGGCGCATGATTCAAGATCATGAGGACGTAAGTCCCTTGCGGGTTCGACTCCCGCCTCGGGTATTAACCCTAATAGTCTGCCAGAACTCCAGGAAGAGCAAGATGGATGAGGTTGAATTCAATAAATGGCTTGATGACCATGGAGTAAGGATGGTCGAAGAATTCGTCCATTTTGGCGAAAAACAAATATCGTTCATTTTCTGCGGTGTCCATAAATCTCGTGCGTCATTCAACCAAACCGCTATCGATGATCTGGAAAAATTCCATAATATTGATGCACGAGGAGAAACACGCCGCTTATGTAAGGAATCATTGGAAGAAGAATTAGAAAAGGCTGCTATGCAATTTGTCACTACCGGCGATGCAGATAATTTCTTTAAGTATTTCAATTTTAAATATCTCGAGGATTTAGTTGGGAAATACCCCAAACTCATATATGATGTGGCAAACTATGAGAAATTTAAGCCTAAGGAAAAGCAAAAGGAAAAGCAAAATGGAGAAGATCAAACATTGCCCGCTCTGCCATAAGACATTAAAACACAAAGATGATTTCTATTCATGTAAGACAAAGGATTGTATGTTTGATGCAGAGGAAAATCCAGTATTCGGTCATTGGGGGGACGTATTTACTAACCCCGGCGATACTGAAGCGGATATGATTGACTCGGCGGGGCAATGCTTGAGATTTAGGGTTGGACCAGTCTTCGGCAAAGAAATTTTAAAATCACCAGGAATCTGGATTTCATATCAAGAAAAATACCAGAAAACTGAATTAAAAGGCGACTTTTTGATGTCAGCTGAAACATGGAAGGCGATCAAAAACCAAATAGATAAGAGGATTAAGACGTTTAACGCGAAAGCCTACTCATTTAAAATCAAAAAGAAGTAGCCCAGATGCTGGAATTGGCAGACAGCGTAGGCTCAGAACCTACGGCGAAATTTCGCACGGGAGTTCGACCCTCCCTCTGGGCATTAGCCTGGGTAGCTCAATGGCAGGATCCAAGGTCTAGCGGTAGAAACCGGCAGTTGGTGCAGTGGCCTTATATGCCACTAAACGCATGCTGGAATCGAGCAGAGACAAGGGTTCTGACGCACTCAGCGTATTGCTAGATCGCTTATACGATCTTACGCGGCTGAGTGAGGCTAGAGCGCTGGGTGTGAAACCCAGATATGGGGGTTCGAATCCCTCCCTTGGCTCCAGAATGCCGGGGTAGTTTAATTGGCGGAATTCAAAGCTTGAGTTGAAGATCTAGCGATTGAACTGAGCTTGGACAGGAATGTCGCCTGATTAGAGACTTGGGCAAGGATTCCGGCGCTCTCATAATGGCAAAACCAAAGATTGCGTCCAAGAGCAGTCAAGATTCTGCCGGTTGGGGGTGACTAAAACGCCAAGCTTGCTTGGAAATTGGTGGTTCAACTCCATCCCTCGGCGCCAAATGAGTACCAGCGATAAAAACAAAGGATTCCTGACGATAGAAGAATATCTTGAATCCATCCGCATTGGGGTGCTCAATGATAATGATGGGTTCGGATATTTCGTGAAAATGAAGCATGGAAAGAAACAAAAAACAAGAGTTCAAGCGATTCCATCATTCGCCAATAGACAAGGAAATATCCCACGATGGGCCACACACGTAGTTTGGTACGAGAAATAACATGCTAGTAATTAAAGTCTTGGTTAACGATAAGGAAATTGATGAGATTGGAATCATCAATACTGGTCACAGAAACTTAAATGGCGATAGTCTTTATAGGATTAGAAAGCCAGAGCATCTAAATCAACACGAGATTTACCATGATCGGCAAAAGCCATGGCACTTCCTAGTCGTAAAAGTATTAGAAGTAATTAATAAAGATTATATAGACAAAAATCTAGTAACGCACGAAATGGGCGAGGATAGATAAAGCAGGTTGCGCGAGTGGTGTAATTGGCAGCCACGCCAGACTTAGGATCTGGTGCCGTAAGGCATGGGAGTTCGACTCTCCCCTCGCGCACCAGGGGGGTCTCGCACAACGGTAGTGCACCTGCCTTATAAGCAGGCAAGGTCTGGGTTCGATTCCCAGGACCCCCACCAGTTTATTATGGAGACATTCATGATAAAGGCTCAGCGCCATTCTGATACAGAAGTGTCGATAGAGAAGAACGGCGTGAAAGTTGTCCTCGATTACGACGAAGCAATCAGCACAATAGCTATCTGGTGGGACACGCTTCGTGAGGACATGAACGTAGCAAATAAGGTTCAAGAATACAGGAAGAAATACACAACCAGGCCCCTGTAGCTCAACGGATAGAGCTTCGGCTTCCGAAGCCGAAGGTGGTGGTTCGATTCCACTCAGGGGTACTGCCACCGTCACCTAATGGAATAGGGTGCCGCTTTCCTAAAACGGCTGTGCGGGTTCGATTCCTGCCGGTGGCACCAAATGGCTAAGAAGATAATAATTGTCATAACGTTCATCGCAATGGTGGTCATTTCCGTTTTGATGGCGGTCTTAATCGCTGATGCTTGACCGTGAGCAATAGGAAGGTTCAGATGTCGTCTCTCGATCACAAAACTCTGATTCTTAACAAATCGTGGCAGCCAGTGCACATCACTACGGTAAGGAATGCCTTGGTGCTGCTATTTAAGGGAGCGGCTAAGGCTGTTTGCCACGAGACGTTTCAGGTATACGATTTCGAAGATTGGCTACGTATACCGCCAAACGGAAACGGTTTTGTGTCAACATCGAAATTCGTAGTATCGGCTCCTCACGCCGTGATTCTCAATAACTACGACAAAATGCCAACGATCCATTCATTTTCTAAGAGGAATGTATTCAAGCGCGATCGTTACACTTGCCAGTATTGTGGCAAGCAGGAGCACGATTTGACCTTAGACCACGTAACTCCACGTTCTAAGGGCGGGGCCAGTGAATGGACCAACATCGTCACTGCTTGCGTAAAGTGCAACAGGACCAAAGCAGACAGGACACCTAAAGAAGCCAAGATGAAGCTGATCACTAAGCCATATAAGCCAGACTTGAATTTAACTGCTATACTACATAAGCAGGCTGAACATAACCCGGTATGGGGTAGATTTATCTAAACTGTCCAACAGGTGGGACATTCCAAGCTGTCTCTACCTGTTGGGAATGGGCTTTCCGCATGAATCGCACACAATGCGACCATCCGGAACGATGCAGGTGCATTCATTGTTGCTCTCGAGAAACCGTTCCACAGGAATAGGGCAGGGCTCATGGGAACTTTGGCAGCGGCGTTCTTGCTCTCGGCGCTCGGAACCGCGGCCGTGTAGAGGTAGGAAAGATGCAGAACCTCAACTTCCGCTGCCAGAAGGGCACGTCCTCATCTTGCAGCGGCTTCTTCTTCGGGACGGCAGCCTCGCTTCCTTCCCGACCAGCGGCTCCGGCAAAGTTCAAGCCCATGCTGAAGGTGGCAGACGACCCGAAGGAACCTGGATGGCCGGTGCTCCTGGTCCGTCTTCCAACCGGACAGGTGTCGTGGCACTATTCGGATGAGGACGCGAAGAAGTATCTATCCCATGTGCCGAGGGTGACGAACGATTGGGACGGGCACAACACCGAGGAGAAGTATAATCGCGTCGAGGCTATGCAGAAATACTACCTGTGGGTGAAGCCCGAGGGAACGTAGTAGTTCCGAAGAACGGCTACTTTGTGAGGGGAACATGACGCCAGAGAAGTACGCACAACGGCTGATTGCAAAATATCCAGATCCGCTCACCATCCCGGCAAAGGATTGGTGGCACGAGAAAATCTCGAACATCATTCGTAGTGCGACCCGCTTCGCCAAGATCGAGGCGCTGGAGTGGGCGGTCGAAGAGTTCGAGACTGCGCTGGATGGCCGCAAGTGGACACATGATGACGTGATGCGTCGCGTTGCACGAATCCGCGCAGAGATAGAGCGGAGGAAGGGTTGAGACTGATCCGAAGATTTGTGAAGGAGTAAACCATGATTACATTCGACAAGCTGTCCGAAAGCATCAATCGGGAATTCGGTCCGCCATTCCTGAAGAAAGGAATAGTTGTTGCCGCTGCTGGCACTGACAGCAAGGGTTCTCCTCTGCTGTCTTTGCGTATTGGCCGACGTTATATCGAAATAAATTCTACTGGCATTGTCGTCGGATCTGGAACAACAATGCAGCGTAGCGGCACAGTGGACGAAGGCTAAAGATAACGGCTAATTCGATCTAACAGAATCCGAAGAATGAACAAGGAGGGCAAGATGAAGGTCGAATTGGAAATCAAGGACGACAAGGAACTAAGGGCCGTCATCAAAGACATGATTCGTGGGCAGGTGACGAACATCGTCCGCGAGGAAATCAAGAATCTCGTGGCTAAGGAAGTGGAAAAGAAGACCGACCCCAGGGTTCTCTCCACGGAGATCCAGAGATTTTTCCGCGACAGTAGGATGACCGTAGGCCTGGAAGGCAAGGTCAACGATGCGGTTCATGCCCTCGTAACGGAAGAGATCAAGGAAAGCATCGAACGTCGCGTACGAGAATCGAACAGCATGACTGCGGACTTCGTGGATGCACGGGTTCGCAGGGTGCTCCGCGAGTTGAAGGTTACACTCTGAGAAGAATGTTGAGGTGAAACGTGGCTGATACGAATTGGGAAGAGGTTGCCAGGGAGTGCCTTGCTGCGTTGAAACTGATCAATATGCACTACGATGATCTTGGCAAGAGTAATCCAGGATTCATGGGGAAGCTGTGCCTACAAAATTACGGGCTAGGCCGCTGTTGAATGGATGACTGCATACAACAAAGCCAAAGCAGAGGTAGAGAGGTTGACGAAGGTAAAGCCCTAACTCTACAGGGGTACTGCAATGGATGAGAAGAAAGAAGAAAAGGGACGCTGGATGGAGGAGTACAAAACGTGCGGATGCTCCTTCGTGGCGAAGTTGCGGAGAGAACTTCCGGGATACTGTTCCAGACACGGAACAGACAGGAGGCGTGTCACCAAGTTGCCGAAGGCGATAGAAGCGGGTTACGCGGGATGACTTTTGAGACGAGGTGAATGATGATCCCGTTTGGCAAGGACCAATCGAAAGAGCTAAGTTTCCGGCTGACTCCGCTTGGAGCGGCCATCGTTGAGGCCCTGCCTGACCGAGCAAAGGTTGCCAAGATCAAAAGGGAATTCAAGAAGACTGGGAAGTGTCCACCGAGCGTTATCTTTCCGAATCCAACAAATATCAGACAATCGGAGTGACTTGCAATGTACTCGATTACCACGAGGATTTGGCGGTGTTTCTGGTGTGGGTACTCTGAGGAAGTCTGTGGCAATAGTGGACGGTGCCCGAGCGATATCTGCCCGAGCTGCGGACGGAAGAAGGCATGACAAACGGATAGGAGTGTGAAAGGAGACGACATGCACGAAGTCATCATAACTGGCTGTTTCACCACGGGAACGACGTGCGAAGATCCTGAAAAGGCGAAGGCGATGTGCCTACGGCTTCTGGAGGAACAGTTGGCTAAGGCCCAATGCACCGGCATAGATGGTTTGTTTATGTTCAAGGTGCTCACCACTACCGTCGAGAGACTAAAGTGAGGGCCATCATGACAACGAGAAACGATATAGCCCAGAAGGATGATCGACCCAAGTACGGTAGATGGGCTCCGGGTGACTATCATAGTCAGTGCATAAAATGCGGACAGCACTTTATCGGAGATAAGCGAGCGATGGTATGCGCTGATTGCGCTTACGGCCAGACGAAGTAACTTCGCACTTGAAGAGGAGTGAACATATATGATCTTTTTTGTATTCCCAGAAGCCGTGTTTCTTAGAAACAGTCGTGGGTGCTTTTTGATTGAGATGCGGTATTGGCAACCGATAAGATATATTTCAGCTACAACCGGACCTGGAGAATACTACACGATCTAACTCTTGGAGTGACTTGCAATGTACTCGATTACCACGAGGATTTGGCGGTGTTTCTGGTGTGGGTACTCTGAGGAAGTCTGTGGCAATAGTGGACGGTGCCCGAGCGATATCTGCCCGAGCTGCGGACGGAAGAAGGCATGACAAACGGATAGTTCTGGAGGAATCATGGACACCGTGAAAATGAGAACGTGCAGCCATCTGCTGCCCGACCCCGGCGGGGAAGTCGTACGGGAGTTGCTCGACGAAGTTGAACGCCGCCTCAAAGACGCGGACCTGCACGGAACCGCGGACCTTCGTTGCGAGCTCGGCGCCCGGCCAGCCCAAGTACAAGGAAGCCGACAAGCACGTCGGCCTTCCCTTCGAGTGTCTGGCTCGCAGGGGTAGAAAACTCCTTTTCCGAGTTGCGGGCGGCCAGTGCCCAAGCTTCTCTGAGACCGAGCGAGGTTGGTCGTGCCAGCCGAGACGCCTACCATCAAGCCGGCGGGCTTTGACGCCCGTCAGACGCCAGCCGTTCTACACGGTGTACGGCAAGGGAGGCCACGTCGCTCCGGTCGATGACGACGCAGGGGCCGGCACTGGCCTAAACCTCAGCATGGGCGCGAGCACAACCGGAATCGGCATCAATGTTCTCACCGAGGTTATTTCCTTTTATTGCGCCAAATATAGCCCGTGCCACTACCCTGTCTTTTTCCTTTTCCTCTTCTGGCAATTGCGCATATGTTTTTTGTGCTAAACCAAATCTCTTTTCTTTTTTAGCTTGTGGTGTTGGCACATCAAGAGATAGTTCGCCTTTATAGTCGGCCATCGCCGTCTTATTCCATCCATCATGAATTGCACTAGCTATACTTTCAATATCGTCTTCACCAGCGCTAATCACTTTTGAAGCTTCTCTTGCTGATTCAACATTGGCCAACCAACCAAAATTATTACCAGGTGTACTACGCCCATAATGGTACGCATCATCTAGTGCTTTGTCGCTTATTTCTGCTAATTTATCAATTGAAAAGGTTTCAGATTCATTTATTACATCAGGATCTTCGGTTATTAACCTAGCAATTTTATTAACAAGATCCACGATGCGCCTCAGTTCATTAGAAAATCCTAAATCCAAGCTGTTTAGCTAGTTTGATGGATTTTGAACTGGCGTGCATCCCTGACAGCATAACCTCACCAGTCCCACGTACAATATACCTGTTCCAGCCACCAGCGCCATAAATCGTCAAAGCAATTGTGTCATCTAGATCTGGTGGTTTATATTTGGATATTCTGGATCTGGCTGCCATTCTTTAAATTCTCGTTGTTTCCTTTGCACCTCTTTTAGAGCACCTGGGACAGAATATTCATCTGGTCGTTCAAACTGACGATCAAGCCAACCTTCTCCCTCTATCTCAGCCATTGCTAGTAATGTATCGTCATAGTGCGTCAACAAATTCCGTGGCCCAGTTACATCTGCTTGAATGTCTGGGTCTTCGGTTATTAACCTGGCAATTTTATTTAAATCGCTTCTTTTAGCATAAGGTTGTGCGATCCGCTTATCTATGGCGTCTCCAATCTTAACCATCCCACTACCACCGCACATACCGCACACTTCACCAATACCTAAGATTGAGCTCTGACCACTCTTAAGTATTGATTCATCGGTGCCATGGATTTGAATAATTGTTTGGAATTCCGCATCCTTGGCTGGGATGGCAACTTCAATAATCACAAAAGTCAAATCATCAATGGCTTCGGTAAGCAATCTCATTTAACGGCTCCCATAGAGTCTAATGAACTCTTTATTAAATTCTTCACCCTCATTTTTAAAAGCATCATCAAGCAACTCGCATGCAGCCCCAACACTATAACCTTTTTCAAGCAAATCTTGCCTATACTTGTCTTTCCTATCCTGCATATCTTTACCCCAACCATCAAGTTTATCCACACATTCCGGCTCTGCACCCCTGGCCGCATGATATTGTTCTGATCGTTCTATATTCGTTTGATCTTCATCTTCGTCTTCGTGTGGATTATCAACAAAAATGTTCTCATCCCTTGATTGATTAAATTTTATGGTTTCTTGGCCATGTGATCTTAATAATTGATTAATTCTAATTCGAATGTTTTCTCCAACTAAATCCCAAAAATCTGATGGGGTTTCAGCATTAAATTTTGCATTTAGCGCCTGCAATACTTCCTCAGCAGCTGGTTCTGATGGCAAACCAGTTTCACCTGGTTTTACCATATAAGCCAAAACTGATCCATCGTGGTGTGTTGTGCCAAATAATTTGTCTATTGCGATTATTTTCTGTTGAACGGTTCCCCTAAGCAAGTGTGGTAGAATTTTCTTATAATTATTCCACATTGTATACCACACACCAGAAGCACTAGTAACAGTGCCCCCGTATCGCACTTTCTCGGTTGCTCTATATACCTTCCAAATACTATCTATGTCCTCAACCGATAATTCATCTGCTATACTCTCCTGAGTACCAGCCCATTCATTGACGTCGCCATTCGGGTATCTAAAAATATAACCAGGAAGTTTGGTCCGGTCGGATTTCCCACCAGGTATGACACCTTCTCTCTTATAAGCTTTAAACAATTTGTCCCACGATGATGCAAGACCACCACTAGCAATCCAAAAATCTTTGTCTGGAAACACATCAATGTCTTCAACTTGCAGCATTACTCTAGCGCCAATTTGCCTATGAAATTGGAAGGCCAAGTCTTGTGCTAACTGATTTATTTCTGGTTCAAAATATTCAGAAATACCCTTGTCATATGCTTCTGCTCCAGCAATTGCATAAAAATCATAGATATTGTGAGCACTAATCCATTCGACCAGCAATGCTGGAACATCTGGGTCTTCAGTTATCAATCTGGCTATATATTTAGGATCAACCAATTCAATTCTATTCAATACACCTAAAATATGTTTGAAAAACCAAAAATAACACGGAGGAAATTTTTATTGTGCTTAGTTTTTTAATAATATATTGTTCATATAACCATTCCTTGGAAACCATAATTTACCACCTCAAATAGCATCCATTATGTCTCATAGTTTTACATCTTACATTTGATGTTGGTATATAGAAAGAGGGAGCCAAATGGCTCCCTCTTGTTGTGTAGGCCCAGATTGCCCATACCCATAACCATCGCAACCAAGACCGCCAGCCAGAGATGGGGGAGGTCTCCCTCCCCCATCTCAGCCGTTGGGTGGTTAGCGATAGTTGGTGTTCGTGAGCAGATCCTGGGTGTTCTTGAAGAGGTCGTCGTGCACGTTGGCCGTAGACTTCTCGAGCATCTTGTCCTGCCCGATGACCACTGGGAAGTTGAGCCCAGCGATATTTTCCACAGCCGTCGAGAAAGGCACCACCGGCCTGAGGTAGCGGACCACAGGCAGCCCACGCCGATTAGAAGTAAGGTTCGTCTGCACGATGTTCGCGTCCCCATCGAAGGTACTGATGATCTGAGTCTCACGTCCAGGAATGGCCATCACGAGAGGCCGCATGCGGTTGCACATGGCCTTGACGTTCTCGTGGCGAATCATCTGCCTGAACGACCGCACCCTTTGAAAAACCTTGATGTCCACGTTTGCTGGCTGACTGGCCATCTCTCGATCTCCTTACTTTCAGTATTTCAAATGCGTCCAACCTTCACTTTATATTTGCGTGAAAATGCGCGTTTGTAATATATGCGGTACGACAGATGACAAGGTGCCGTTCTATAGGCACCTCAATAGATGTAGACCATGTGCACTTGAAATCATATCTGCGTATAACAAAAAGAGGAACCAAGATCAATCATATAAGAAAGCGAGAAGAGTAAGGTGGAGCCAATGGCGGTCAAGAAATAATGTCGAGCGCAAAACAAAGCCTAAATCAGCAGAAAAGAGATTTGTGGCAGAACTAGTATCATCAACAAAGAGAGTCTATATGAAAAAAGATGCCGAATTTGATGTGAGTTCGGAATTCTTTAACCAACTATTAAATGCGCAGAATGGGTTATGCGCATTAAGTGGTGTGCGGCTTGAAAAAGATCACTCATTATTAGGAGTAAGAATTGATAAGATAGACAACACAAAAGATTTCACAAAGGATAATACTCGCCTAATATGTGAAGGAATTAAGCGGCTAAAGAAAGATATGTCAGACGATGAAGTTAAGATATTTATTGGCGAACTGAAGCAAGTTATTATGATTAATTTACGATAAACTGCGCGTTTCTGTACTTATCGCTATATGGATCTTTAATTATACCGCTTTTTATGATGTGAATAATTTCTTTAATTCCATCATCGACATCAACGATGGTGTCAAACCCCGCACATTTAATCTTAGCAAACGATACTGTTATGTCTCTCATGTCTCCGCCAAACGATAAGTCCTTGTATTCAACTTCAACATTAATTATAGACTTGATCTTGGTTATAACTTGCTCTTTAGATAGATTATTTGAGTCTGATCCGACGTTATATATCTGACCATCGAATTTGTTAGATGGCCACTCGAGAACCATAGCTATGGCTCTAATAATATCAAATATGTGGCAAAATGATCTCCTATAGTCACGTTGATATATTGTTATCTTGCCTTTGGTTATTGCGTCCAATACAAATTGATTGATTATGAGATCAAATCTGGTCCTTGGCGATGTGCCAAACAATGTGGCAAACCTAAATATTAGTGGTTTGCATATGTCATCCTTATGGTCTAGTAAGAATCTCTCCGCTTCAATTTTGGTTTCCGCGTAGAGTGATTGCGGGTTTAATGGCGACTCCTCAGTCACTGGCGAGTTATCTAATGATAACCCATAATTGCTATATGTGGATGCGAATATGATCCTTGGCACCATTGACTCGCAAGCAGCCCCATAAACTCTCTTTGTACCATCAACATTATATGCTCTTGCAACTTGGCTACCAACCTGTTGGCAAATCGGGAAGCCAACTAGAGCCGCTAGATGGATAACTACATCGGCATCTGAGAAGGCTGAGGCTAAATCTGCTTCGAGAATATCTTCAGCTATCATGTTGAATCTACTGCCGAAGCACACGTAAGGCAGCATGTGCTCGCCGCCAAACATCATTTTGTCTATAATCGTAACATCATGACCAGCACATAACAGAAACCCAGTAAGTTTAGATCCAATGTATCCAGCTCCACCAGTTATAACTATATTCATGATATAATCCTATCCGCAAACAATCATTTCATCTAATTGTGCGCCGGTCCCAACATATATTAGCTCGGCTTTAGTTTCACGCAAGACTGGGATTATATTTTCATCGGCCCACATCGCGAATTTGTTAGTTACAATGTTGTTTTGGTGTGGGCGCATTAAAGATCCAGTTAGCCTGCCATGTTTACCAGTCATTTCATAGTCAACATAATTTGCAAAATTAACCGATATAAATGTCTTCCCAAGCGTCGAGTTATACCTAATAGCTTGTATTAGATTCTCTTTACTAAATGTAAAGACTCTCCTTGGTAACTTGGTCACTGATGTCATTTCGATTATTGGTATTGGCGATCCGCTAGATTTCGTAACATCATCCCACGATATTTCCCTTTGGTCGCCATAACCAGGTCCAGAGTCACCGTGATATATCGTGACTTTCCTACCAGTTTGATTATATCTCTGCGTTTCTTCCCAGGTTAAATGCTTCCCAGATTCGTCAAGATACTTATTGCTATTAATTCTGATTGGGAATGTCCTGCAATTAAGAACCACATTACCGGCATATCTGACAGGAAGCATCATATCATCAAACCCAGCAGCCACAGTAACATTCCTAGATGTACAATGCGGGTACATCGGTCCCATTAGACTTAACTGAAACCCCTGTGCTATCTCAAGAAGGCCAGACTGACCACGGTCGAGCCTGGCCATTATCTCTTCCGATGTGTCGCAAATAAATTCTTTGAGTGATTCAATATTCTTGGCAATCAGCACGTCGTCGCGTCTTAATACTCTCCTCGCCCTACATGCTCCAACTCCGTGACAGGTCGATCCAGCCTTCATTGTTCCTTCGTGCTTGGTCGGCTTGCCATCAAAGTCGACTTCGCCTCTCTCGAATGCAGAGTCTTTATCTTGAATTATGGTGGCAAGGGGGTGCATCCCTAAGCGTTTGGGTTTAATGTTGTTCTCTTCGATCTCCCTGAAGAATGCCTTAAGTTCTATTGACGATCCTGGTCCAATATACATCTTTTCATATTGGTCTAAATACGCGCAACTGTTAAGTGTTTGGTAGAAATAAGCCTTCCCAGGAAATCTAACCCAGTGACCTGCTTGAGCCGAAAAAGCGTTACAGCAGAATTGCCAGTTGTCGGCGTATTCGCACATGAACGAAGCAACCTTGCCTTTGCCAGAGCTCCCGGCGCTTGCGTCCATACAGATCGTCAACTTGCCTGGCTCAAAAACTTTATTTGTGTCGAAGCGCATGATATCTCCTTTATCACTTAGCGGCATTAACCGCTTTGGCTGCCAATTCACCGGTTATGTGGAGGGCTTGTTGTAGTGTTACATCAAACACTAGTCTATTGTCGATTTTTAGTAGCTCATCAATCATGGTCGCGTCTATATTACCAGACACCTTTAGTGGTCTAGCTGTCATGCTTCGAATTCTCTCGATAGCTATTGCATGTTCTTTGGCCCCAACATTAGGGATAACAAGGTGCTGATCAATTCTAATCATGTGTGGTGGATATTTGTCGCATGATTTGGTGAAATTGTCGATTTCTTCTTTGGTTCTTGTATAATACCCGAACACATACCTAAGTTCAATAAGAGGATTAACCCTTCTCATTAATTCACCAATAGCTTTGACCTCATTAGATGTTTCGATTTGAGTTTTTTTACTGGTCAGTAATATATCAATGCCCTCAACCCGAAGGGTCATTGGGTTGATCGTCTTAAGCTTATCTGTTGCGAAATTCTTCCCGTCTGGAAAGTCAATGGCTGCTATTAATTTAAACTGCCCTCCTTTGGTCGATCTGTCGGTTAACATCATTGGGGTAAATTCTGGAGCAATAACAACAGCTGGGCATCTATATTTCACGGCAAAATTGGTGACTGCATTGTGATCGACGTCTGGTTTTAACATGTTGATTTCTAGGTGTGATGTAATATTAAACATTGTTTCCTCCGTTCATTCGCTCTAGATCTTCTCGACGCCACGTTAGGAAAATCCATTTGACTGGGTCTAGTTTAATTAACCCTTTATCTATCTTTAAAACATGCTTTAATAGACTATCCCAGTCTTTGAAGAAAACGTTGCTATAATCATCGGCTGTTGATGCCGCGCCCAATATCCATGTTGAAGGAATTCCGTCTGGGCAACAAAACAACACTGGTTTGCCTTCATATATGGCGTCGTATACCTCCTCACAAGTCCCAAAAGTTGGTTTGATTGGCAAATAGCATATAACCCAATCCACAGCACTAACAATTCTCAAGCATACTTTACGCATATAAGCATTAGCCGTGAATACATCGCGCACATTGATGGTGGTGAAGTTGTCCTCACCACATATTGTCTTAGCAATTGCGGGGCCGTCCCGCAGAACCTCCCTATACACAGCAGGATTAATGCGACATGATGATGGGAACCATTTTGGCTTGATTAATGGATCATATACTTTTATCCCAATCGCCGATAATTTAATGGCCAGCTCGTTTCTCCAAGAGCTGGCCATTAAATCGTGTTCAACTGGCCCTGCAAGATAGCAGGTGGTGTTGTGTAGTATGCTCATGTGCAGTCAAATACGACCGCGCATGCATAAACTACTTACTTTTCTTTCCCTTCTTACCACCACCAAGGTTGTAGATCGCAAGCGCCTTCTGCTTTACCTTTGGCGTGGTCTTGGAACTATCAATCGTCTTCTTAAGTTCTGTCCTAGAAATTTTTTGACCCTTCTTCTTGCCCAATGCTTTCCTAAGTGACCCCTTGGTCCCGCCCTTAGATGGCGGCTTATCTGCCTTCTTCAGCGCCGTCTGGCCCCATTTCTTGGCTTCCATAAGAAATGGGTTCATCCCAAAACCACGGCCAAAAACAACACTTGGCCTTGCTATGGCTCCCTCGGAAATGCTTTTTACAAACCCGCTTTTCGGCTGTGGTAGTTTAGAAACTGACTTTCCACGATTAATGCCAGCGGGCTTCGGCTTAGTAAATCCTGGGCCAAGCGTTACCATCCCATATTTTACGCCACCACCATGGCCTCCTTTGGCGGATGTTTTGGTCTGCTGACCCATTCTTGGTGAATTGGTTTTCTTTGCCATGACTACCTCCTGTTTTACTAATTATTTTTGCGCCTCAGTTTCCTTTTTGGTCAACAGTTCATTGGCTCGATTCAAAATAACATCTACCGCTCCAATTTGATCTAAATTTTCAAAGCTCGAGACAAATTTAAACTTATTGTGTGATGAGCAGAATGTAAATCTCGCTAACTCCTCTGGCTTAAGGGTGCTAATAGCATAATCGTAATGCTCAGCTTCTTTTTCAAATCGTTTAATTCTATTCTCATTTGATACGTCTGGATTCTGTCCATACCTGTGCAATTTGCCATCAACTGCACTCATGTCACATCCGAATATATATGATTTTTCATACCCCATCCACAATGCGACTTGCATCGAGGCGTACGTCGTTGATCGCCCAATATGGAATCCTCTAGTTAGGTCGCGTGAGAACCCCTTACCAGCCATCGTCTTAACCATAATTTGATTTGGATGTGTGGCCCTAACCGAAGATGCGTTAATAATTGTTCCTTGGTAGCTAGACCAAAATTCTTGATTTCTATTGTATTGTGATTGATCACAGAATATCCAATATTTGCTTGGCCAGACTCTTAACTCTGGTTTATTGATGCACATAATGTCTATTTTAACGTGCCCAAGCAACTTATCAAGAGGAGCTTGATTGATAGATGGCCCACATGCTAAGATAACCAAAATTCTGCTATGCCCAATCCCTCGTAGGTTTCTTATCTTATCTAAGTGCTTCCCGAGAAGCGCGTCCTGTGCTTTACGAAGATGACTTGGGCGCACCTGAGTTAGGGTTCTCTCTTTTGTCTTAGGTCTTATTATTGAAACTTGATTTGGTATCACAGACGATCTTGGTTTGGTGATGGTTGGCGCCAATGATGACTTTGGCGGCGTTCTTATAATGACGTGCTGCTGCGGTTTTACTGCTGGCACCCTATTATAAACTGTAGGTATTTTGACAGCTCCCTTTGGATGTAGTGAAATTGATTGTGATATGGACGATACTTTTATAATTCTGACTGGTTTGAATATTGGATTAACTTTTAAATTCATATCATATATATTTTTGAATATGTTATGTGATGACAGTCTTGTCAATAGTTGACAGAGAGCCCCAGATATGATTTAATTGCGTCGATGACAGCTGATCTTTGATGTCCACGTTGGATAAAGCTCTTTTTGCGTATTTAATTATGGCTGTCTTTCTGCGGGCGTCTCTGTTCTTTAAGCTGTATAAATGTCTGAAGATAGTCGTGGTTAGTAAATTGAATACTGGTGCTCTATCATCAAACGTGAGTCTACCGTCTTTAATCTTATCCATGGTCAAAATAAATGCTTCGTGTGCTAGATCGGCGTGCTCTTCTTCATCTTTTGGTCTGAATTTAGTTGATATTCCGATACAGATCTTATAAACCTGTTGCTGGAGCCCTTCCCACGCGCTATCACATTTTTCTATTTTCCATTTAGACCAATTTCGTTCGATTTCTTCTGAAGATACATAATTCATAATCATCTCCTAAATATTGTTAAAATACATGGCAATATTAAAAATGCATTATATCATCTAAGAGGGAGGGAAACAAGATGCAAGTTGCACGGTTATGTCTCAGAGGTAGTTTGGTCAATTATACGTCAAAGAACCTTAACCGCGATCAGAGCCTTGATGTAGACCAAATCACCGTTAAAATGATTAACGACCCTGAGATTGCATCAAGTAAAGGTAAATTCAAAAGACAACTGGCCAGAACCATTAAGGGTGAGTATCTAGATTCGCAGGATGTTGCTGAAACTGAATTCTGGATATCAACGTGGCGTGCCGTATTGTCTCTCACATATCATGTACCACTGGAATGCAGAATGTTCGGCAAGGCCACGATCAACGGCCATATTGCAAGAAAAAAGACAATGCTATATAATGGAGATGTAATTGAGATAGGTGATAATATCGCTATATCTGCCGAAGAAATACTGCCCATCCCACCGCAACATATCTTACACATCTGCACGCCCGAAGAAACTATCGATATCACAACCAACGTACGAGCATTGCTTACTAATCCTGATGAATCAACAAGATTCGTCATCATTAAAGATAATAACGTTATCTTTGGACCAGCATCACCTAAGGCCAAAAGCCATAGAACCAAAATCAATGGCGACTTTAGCCAAACAAATGCCAAAATTGGCGACATCTGCCGCATCGTCGAAGGCCGGGACAAAGGGCTAGAAGTTGTAATCGGTAAAGTGACGCCTGAGTCAATTCACATGGGTGACCCGCAACCATTGGTGATAGGGTCGGACCCAGAAGTGATGAGGATGGCATATAATGAGTTGAAAGACGAGTATTCGCCTTCTCAACTCGATCCGCAGATGGTTGTGCTGCCTGCGGTTAAGCCGATTCATCTAATAATCAGGTCCCGGAGAACCAACCCGGAAGTAATCTTCGACGATTCACAGATGAGAAAACTCGTCAAGAATTATGGATGGGAACTCTTCGGACAGATCATCAAGGAGAATAAAAGACCCATGTCCAAAACTCCCAAAATAATTAAGGGTAGCGCTGACGCCGTCGCGCTACAAATCATAACATCGTTGTTTTCGTCTGGTAAGGAATCAATCAAGTACGAGGTTGTAAACAACGCTTCGATGATCAAGACTTCAACCGGTTTATTGCCGATGTGGATCGTGACCAAAATTGGAGAGTTGAAACGCGAATTCATTGCACTCAATGTTGATATCAAAGTGGTGGAGGGAGAGGGAATCTACATCAAACCAATCGGTATGACCCCAACCATATCGAGACGTATTGTAGACGCTCAATACATACAGACTAAGTCATTTGACGACCAATATAATCAAGACAGCGATCAAACCGTCAGAGATGTCCTTGAATCTCAAATCGCTGACAAAACCAAGACGGCTACCAACTTAAACTCACTATTCAGTAGTGATGCAATGAGGGAGCTTATTAGTAGATTACCACCAAAGATCGTAGAATATGTGCAATTAAGGGCGTGTCCACCACTGGATTTCGACGAAAAGTTTGGCAATCATCCGAAGAGATCAGATGTGGCAAGCTACCTTGGCATACACCCAAACGAAATAAAGAAATTCGATTCTATCATCAGGATGCAAATGCTGGCACTTGGAATGGGACCGGACTCTCCTCAAACATAAATTAGCGTTTGAGGTGAACATGGCAATAGTAATAGAAGTACCACCATCGTATGAAGATGGTGTCGAATCTGGAAGTAAAACTATTACATATCAATTGCAAGATGAATTGAAGGTAGGCGATACCACTACTATAATTGCTGGTTCTGCCAAAAGACGCATACGCATAACCAAGAAGGCATGGATACCAGAAATACAAATGGGTAATAGACTAAGGTCAGAAATTATTCAAAATATCCCAAAGGGTAAGGCATTTAGTGGTGCTTTTCAGATTTCATATGAATATATTGATAAACACACAGTTAAGCCACGAAAATATGGCGAGGATGTTGATAAAATAGCTGGCTTAATTGATATTGACTAATATACTGGCCTATTCTTCTCATACCAACTACCAGACATCGTTGGGCCGATCATTGGTTTATTAAGCCCCAACGGCGGCAAGAAGTGAGCCATAGCTGGAATACGCACGCCCGGAGGCATTTCTAATATCGACCCTTTATTCCTGCTTACTATTGACATAATAAAGTCTATTATATCTCTTGGTGTCTTCTTCATCTCGCTTGGAAGATTTGGGTTGTGGAATCCCATTAAACTTCTTCTGAATTCCATTAAATTAGGGTGTGTTGATGTGCCAAGGTCCATTCTGTTGGTGCCAAGAACAAATAAATTCCACCCTATAGTTACAACATTGGTTATTGGATCCATTCTATCGACATATGGCACAATCTCAACGCTGGTTATTAATTCTGGGATCCTAAATGGTACATCGAACATTATTGGTGGGTATACTGGATTATCGAATGGCTCAGAAAATCCTTTATCTTTAAAGAATCTTATCAACAGACGCTTGACTAGTTCTTCAAGCATCGCTGCACGGATTATATTATGAGTCCTTTGATCCATATTATATATTTGATTCTATGTAAGAAAAGGTTCCTCTCTTCCTAACTGATATCTTAGATGGGAACGCGTCAAGAAGATCGGTCTTATGGCTTATTATCATAATCGTACTTGGTTTAGGACGCGAGTCTAAATTACCACAGAAATCGTTCATAATAACTTCTGTGAATGATTCGACACCTCTACTATCCAACGCCCCATCAACTTCATCTAAGACCATTATATTGCATTGCTGCCCATACATATTTATAAATAAATCGTGCAACGCAAACATCATTGCCATATCAATCCGTTTTCTCTCACCACCAGAGCATAGATCATAATCCCACTTTGACGGTAACACCGATAATGTTGGTGTAAACTCTATCCCAAAATCGCAACTAAATGCTTCCAAATAATACTGAATCCTTCTATTTAGAATTGGCATCATGTTCATTAGCACAAACTGCTTTATCTTGTTCCTATCTCCATATGCCGACTTGATATAAGATAGATGCTCAAACAACATATTAAATTTCAGTCTAGTAGCATCAGACTCACCAATTTTCTTGGAAATACCAGCAATCTGTGATTTTATTAGATCAATCGTTCCACAATGTGGGTTAGCCTCAATAGATAACGAATCAACTTGTGTCTTAAGATTTAATATTGATTGATCCAACAAATCAGCCAGAGACTTTAATCTCATTGCGCTATCTATCGTAATTGTCGGCGTTGATTGCCTAGCCTGCTCGGCAACTTTGCGTAGCATATCATCTATAGCAATGAGGTCAGCCTCATATTTGATGATGTCAGATGATAGCCTATTATTTTCGCTAGTCGTATGCTCAATATCATCTAGCATCATTTGAATTGACGAATTAATTTTAATTGCATCTTCAATCGACGCTATTTTGGGTATTGGAGGGAGCTTTAATATTAAATCTTCATGGAATTTAATATCTGATGCGATAGATTCTATTTCAATTTTAAGCTTACTTACATTATCAATCATCGGCCCGCACATGTCTATTGCGTGTTCTTTACCTATCTTCTGCTTGCACTTTGGGCAAATTGTACCAGATGCGGCGTCCCAATCTCGAATTGACGATTCAATATTTTGTGATGCAACTTCCTTCTCCATCATCTTTCTGCGAAGAACGTTTATTGCGCTGGTGGTGTCAATAATCTTCTTTGACAACTCTGCGCTAATCACATGTTCCTTTTTCAATTGATCAATATCGTATTTCTTTCCACCATTAACTTTAGAGACGCATTTGGCTATTCTGTCGTTATTTGAATTTATCTTCTCTCTATTTTGTATTATTGAGGTCTTTATAGCTGATTCTTTACGCTGATATTCCTTAACCTTATCGTCTATCTTACATATTGCGTCCCACCTTATCTTTAGACGCTCTATATCCGGCACGTCTATCGAATTACGCTCTTTTTTCTTGTTAACTATCTGTTTTTCAAACTCTTCTATTTTAATAGATCTAGTCTTATCATATTCATCCTTCAAAGCCACTGTTCTCAACAATTGATCATTTAATCTAGTTAGTTCTGCCTCATAAGCAGATAGACTAATTGAACATTTGGTAGCGGCCTGCTCAGTTTTTTCAGTTTTAGACTTGGCAACAGAAGCCCACAGATTAAGTCTATCAAGATTAAGCAATCTCTCCAAAGCAGCTCTACGTTTGGCATCTGCCATTTCTAGAAATGGCTTAGAAAACTGACCAAAAAATGTACTAGACACGAATATGTCAAAATCAAGACCAAATAAGTCATCAATAAATTGCTGAGTATTGGTTGTTGTCGATAGCGTTCTATCTTCACCGTTTAGCGATATCGACAGCTCATTCCTTCCTTCCGTTTTCCTGGTCCTGCTAATTTCCCATCCGTCAGTAGTCTTGATTGTGACGACACAATTTTCACCAGTATCCCAATTTACAATCTTATCGCCAGGCTTATCTTTAGAAAATGTTCTGCCAAATAGGCACCATATTATAGCTGTGGTAAGTGCTGATTTTCCACTACCATTACTATCTTGAAATCCATCGCTATCATCTTTATTACCAACGATAAGAATTGGTCCTAAGCCATCGATATGCAAATTAGTATCGTAATCACCATACGATAAAAAATTCCTAATTTCCAGATCGCTTATAGTTAGCTTGCCCATTATTGATGGTCTTCCTCTAATTCTGGTTTTAAACTAAATGATTCGTCTAATATCTGCTTATTTAGACCAATCAATAATTGTTCATTGAGTCCTTTGGGCTTGTCATATATTAGATATTTTTCAAATAGCGACGTCGGCTCTACCGGCGCTTCAGCATTGCTTGACAATTCTTTCTCTTTGGCTTTTATCCAGGATATTTTAATGGCGCCTTTAGATTCCAATTTGGCTCTTATATCGTTTAGTTCGTCACGGGACTTAGTTGTATCTAGCATAATTCTAACGTTACAATTAGATAGGTCAAGTCCTGCAGCATCTGGCTCGAGTATAGTTATAAAATCTGGTGGAGGAGTGCCACCAATTAAGCGATTGCCGATCTTAATATCGATAAATTTAGCTTCTCCCGATTCTATATCATACTCGTAAAATCCATGGCTAACCATTCCCTCATCAAACCTAAACGGTAATGGGCTGCCAGGAATCAATACTTTGCCTATCTGTTGGTTACAATGAAAATGGCCAGCAAACACCTTCTCAAATTTGGTTTGGTCAAATCTAACGGCCCCCCAATGCTGCATCAGGAAACAAACATTAGATGTTGCACCAGATACTCCAACGTGCGTTAAAAGCACCTCACCATCTTCAGCCTTATCATCATAATAATCAAGCACCGACATGTATACATCTTCATTCTGGATGAACGGTATAATCCTAAATCTACGTCCGCCAATTTTAATCAATGCAACATCGTTAATTAATGTCATCAGCCTCTTCATTGGACGTAACGAATTAATGTCCCACGTGTGTCGAAGAAACATATCGTGATTACCTGGGAACATTACCCATTCTTGCCCATAAGTATACTTTGTCTCATCTAGAAAGTCAGCAACATCAGAAATGACTTTAATATTTAGATTGACTCTATCGTGGAAAAGATCACCAGCCACCATAACTACATCTATCCCATTTTCTCTCGCATATTGTCTTATGGTCCGCATTGACCATAAGCAGTCATCAAGCTTATTGTGAACGCCGCAGTGAATGTCCGCACATACGATGATCTTCATAATGCGGATTAAATACTGGTTATCTACCCCAGCCGATATCTACCACCTGGACATTCGCTTGTTGCGTTAAAGTCTCTATGGTTCCTTTATATTGAGAAGTAACTCTTATAGAATAACCTCGGCAACATTGCGATCTTGTATCATTAATCATCACATTTATAACTATATCAACATCTACACCAGACAATGGCTTAACCATAAACGTAACATTACCTGGTATAGACGATAGCTCAGATGCACCGCCGCCGCTTATTTCGGCGTTTTTGTTATTGTCCTCAAATATTATAGTGCTATGGACAGAACAATTATCTTGATACTGACAATTATCACGCTCTTTTGAACCACCGCACAATTCTGGCTTCCAATCGAGCTGCACTGTAATATCAACTGGGCCGTTAGATTTTATGTTGGCTTTGTATGTGTCTGTTCTTCCATCTACAACACTATATTGCGTAGATGATTGGAGTCGATTTGATTCGTCAACCACCATCTGATCTAATTGCATCCCACCATTTTGTAGCTCAAATGTGATTGGGCTATCGCAATCACAATCACATTCTGGTGGGTGTGGTTTTGGGGCCTTCAGAATTGGCTCTTTAGCTTCACCATCGCATGCGAGTCCTTGCGCATTGGCGGCGCCAGATGGCAGTTTTTCAAGCTCGCCACATCTCCAATGGTTGACCCCGCATGGATTGTCCCCAACATTTGGACACCAGAAGAACGGCTCCTGGCAACATTGCTCATTTGGCCGTGGTGGAGTCACTATTCTAAATGGATATTTAGGATCCGTTAAGTCCCACCATTCAAATTTATACGCATTGTAGCGTGCGGCTGATAGACAATCTGGCGTCGGCTCCCACGATGGCAGTTCTAATTCCGGCGGTGTATATTCAGGTGGTGCATATTGATAATATCCAATGTCTTTGCATCTCCTGGTTGTGACTTTAGCAGCCGCGAATTTCGCTTGCATAATATCACCAACCGGTAGTGAACTGGCGCTTAAGGCTAAATTGCTAACACATACATCTGTTGGTAACGAATAAGATAAAGAGAACATACTATTTGTAAGGTCAGATTTTCGCAAACTAGATATGACTGACCCAGATTGTATCGATGTATCTGCAAGTATTTGGTTTGATACAAACAAAAATGGCGAGCCATCCCTTCCAGCTTGACCTTTTGGCCCTCTCTGCCTTACTTTATATCTCCAACTTGAAATATCACTAGCACCTTTAGTAAACGATAGTGTACCCCATATCTTATTAGTGCTATGATCAAAATTGATTTCAGTATTTGTGATACTAATATCTATTCTATTATCATATATTATAATAGTGAGAGGCTTCGATTCTTCTGGCCACACACTAGCAGTTAATAGACTATCAATTATTCCTTGGATTCTAACGACATCAATCCCAAGTGAGACTATACTTTCTAGTTTAATAATGGCCGCATCTATATTGTTATTTTGTACATCTCCATGCGCCTCATATTCTAATTCAGACGCTTGTTTTTGTTGATCAGTCAGGTTCTGACTTTCGCTTCCACCAACTACGATTGGCGACGTCCCCCCAGATATCCTAATTAAATATTCAACTAGGATCGTATTGGCGCGATATAATCTAAGTGATATGTCCGCATCTATTGGTGTGTCGACTGTAGTTTCAAATTCAAACTGGTTGTCAGAAGCATGCGTTGGTAGGAAATATCGCTCGCGCTCTGCTGGTATACCATCTCTACCAGTTATGCCTTTTAACCCAACTTGTCCTTTCGGACCGGCACAACAACTACGTAGGAGCTTCTGGTATAACCTATTCCTATCAAGTTCAATTTGCAACTTACCATTTGGCCTTGGATAAAATCTTATTAGATCATCAGACGAATAGAAGAAATAATAATAAGGAATGTCACCTGGAGTATCGAGTTTGAATAAACCAAAATCCATTCCTTTGTCTATTAATTCTTGAATTAATAACATTCTCTTATAAAGCGACGGGTATACCAAACCATCGTTATATCTAGTAACAAGATCTGGAGATTCAATCCTGCCCTTGTATACCCACGTATCATGCTCAGTATTATACTCGAATATATTACCATTACCATCGATGATTTGGTCGCCATCTTTCATCCCCCTGGATGGCAGTTTGGGCGGAGACGGTGTTAATTCTTCTGTCATGGTTTTGGCCTAAATAGGTTTTGCCTACCACGTTCCAAGTTATGTTTGATTATTTTCTTCTTTTGCTTAACAGATATAGGCATATTGTCTGGAATGTGCTCTATAACCGTAATTATTGGTTTAGCATTAATTATGGTGTTATCGACTGAGATTAAGTCAATCGATTGGATCCACGATACAGTTATAACTTTGGAAAATCCTTCGAGCAATTTCGGCATATCTATATCATGACTTTCTTCTATTTCTTCTTTTGTATAATCATCACTGGAACATTGATCAATTGGGCGAGTTACAACATAGGCGCATATTGCCGCCCCAAGTTTTCTTGCTATGTCGATTATCGATTTCCTATGTGAAAGTTTATTATATATCGTTGTATCTATTATGATATCTCCTCTAACTATAAAAAATGCAATGAGCTGCTGGAGGATCTCATAGTCGTTGTCTCCGAATCCTATGCTAAAAGCAAGTTCTTCAATAGATATTCTATAAATATTCTTCTTCCCAATTTGCATATATCTAGCAAACGTCGTCTTCCCAGAATTGTGTCCACCACACAATAGGTGAATTATCCTTGGGTTAACCATAAAATTATATATCGTCGACTTGATCTATAAATATTGAATTCTTCACCCATTCATCGCACGTTATTTTAATTAATTTAATAATCTTCTCAGAATCAACATACTCTATTTCCCATAAGTCTCCGCATATCCTACTTGATGTTACCACAACATTTCTCCCTCTGTATACCCATAGCGAGAATGGTAGAATAGGTGTTATTGCATCCATAATTAGACACTATATGATTTCTTTTTAATTAAACCACGCATTGAACCAAACATTGTTCGTCTATTATAACATCGTTCGTTATCGTTGATTTTGGTGCATCCTGAACATAACCTCCTACCAGCCCAGGTCAAGAATGGTTTTTGGCATTTTAGGCATAACATAGTCTTAATGATGCTTCCGTCTGGACCTGATGTTTGTGATGTAAGTTTCATTTATCTCAAGCCTAAAAATATAAATTATCTATCATATATCTTACGCCAAAATTATGATCAATATCAGTAATATACCCTAGGTTTTTGGCTTTATGGAGCCAATCACCCATCATTATTCTATCACGTGGCGACCCAATTTGTTTTTCGACGTGGTTACATAATTTTGTGAAATTGAATGTATCAGAAACAAATTGGCGAACAGCCAGATCGCTAAAGTGCCAAAGTGGTGCTGAGATCTTAGAAGTAGTTGCAAGCGCTTGTTTTATTATGATTTGCTCTTTATCTTTTAGTATATTAAACCACTCTTTCCCTTCTATTGAAATATCTGACTCACGCACTGGTTGCTTTTCATCAATTGGTTCTAATGTACCATCAGGTTGTTGGACAAATTTCTTCTCTCGCAGAGCGCGAATATATTCTATGGCTTCTGCTCCGGAAAATCCAGCGCGTTCTAGTAACCTGCGCGCATCGTTCAAGCCCATTTCATTTCCTTCGATCACGAAGCGATATCTTACGATGTCCCCAGTGCTCGTAATGATCACCGATATATAATCTGAATCGTGCACATCAGGATCTTCAGTGATTAATCTCGCCATATCTTCTGGAATAGTGTTCATCTTCTAATACACTCCAGATGGCCCATCAAAACAAACATTCATCTTCCAAACCAATGTTCATACATTTTATCTAGAAATTCTTGATTTATTGGGTATCCTGACGCATCTCCTATCACAGTATCTTTGTTACAATATGGGCATGGGGCAGTCGGTTCGCGTGGCTTACCGGTTTTAGGATGTGGATTTTCATTCATCCAATCGGTGACCTCAGATGGTGGGAATATCATACCACAGTAGAAGCACCCACACTGTTTGCTTCTTAATATTTCACTTTGATTCGAAATCGAATGGTCATGAGCTTCGATAACATCATATATCCCAGGATCTTGTATGCCCATCTCATCCCAGCCTTCGCCAATTAATTGTATTAGTTTCATATTTAGTCCTATGACTTACGAGTGAGCCTGTCGTCAGTAAGATATTTATGATGCCTGCATGGTGTAATCAAATTCTTCTTCCTCTGGTGGTATCAGAGCATTAAATTGCCCACGCACGGCATCCTCCGGCACTCTCTTGTCTCCACGCGTTAGTTGTCTAGCTACCAGAGTTTCGACGTCCGCGCCTGGGAATGTTATTGCAATAGCTACGTATCCAAATTTCTTAGCGTTCTCAATATAAAAAGACCTACGCCTAGGTGTCAGATTGGTATTATCAACATATATGTCTTTCCCAGTTTGAATCAATCTTATAAATTCATCATTAGCTTTATTTGAAAATTGCAAGTCTTCAGACGATTTCTTCCAAGCTACAGCATAATCTTTTGGGTCGTACCAGCGGTGGCGAAGAATATCAAGCGAAAAGACTTCAATATCTGGATTGTGTCTTTTAAGCTTGTTTAGAAATGTACTTTTACCAATACCAGAAGGTCCAATTGGCATATATAGCATTGGCCTATTTGGTATATCTGGGTCTTCTGTAATAAACCTAGCTATATCTGCTGGTTCCATTAGCTTTTGGTATCCATTTTATAAGCATCAGCCATCATTTCGGTCATTCTCTTACAAACATGATCAATAGCTACCATATTTTTACTAGCAGCATATATCTCAGCTCGTTCTATATCTGGTATACCAACCATTATTCCTGGTTTATTCATAGCAACAGGATCATCGATGTAGTCGTATAACGTAAGTTTAACGTCGTCGTTTTCATCAACAGACATTGCTAAAGTATATTTAGTTAGATATTTATTAAGGGCATCTACCCATGGTTCAACATACCATCCACTCTTATTTTGGTGAAGTGCATTTATTACTTGATCGCGTATTGATAATGCTATTTCTTTGGTGTCATCAACCAAAGCGGCGATTGGTGTACCAGCACCACCTTTAGGACAACCATATTTATGTCCAGTACCACCCTGTTTCTTGTCCCACCCACCACACGAATTACAATATTCCTCAGACAGAATGTCTGGGTCTTCAGTTATTAACTTAGCTATGTCTTTAGGATCCTTTGGATTCATTAGTTTAGTCCGCCACCAACTTATGCTGGTCCCGCTAATTTATGATTAGCTATTATATTTTTTCGCACATTGGCATTCATGATTAAATATGCGATTCTCGAGATGATTCGGTCTTCAACAGATGATGTTTTAGATTTAACACTTAGTACGTCCCAAGCATCTCTATTAGTTTGGACATTGATTCCGAATCCGCTTAATATGTTAGACATCTGCCCTGCGATAGAGGACGGCATTTTGTCTCTCTCGGTTGGTTCTGGGTCAGTCATTATACTTCTAATTTTGCGATGCTTTGAGCTACTATGATTTTTAGACCTCCAATATGGGTCATCGTCATCAGATTCAGGTCTGTCAATTAGGCAGGTAGAGTCTACCTGGCAAGATGATGGGAAAAACTCAATTGAGTTCATACTCTTGTTTGAATATATCTCTATGGTGTCTCGAGCGCGAAATTCAGACGTCGCAGCCGCATAACATCTAAGAGCCAATAATATCTGCGAGTCTGAGGTCATTGCTTGTTTAAGCATATTGGAATATTGGTCGATCCCAACTGAATTTATTGAGTCTTGCACGAATTTAAATAACTTATCATCGGCTATCAATTCGGCTTGACTTAACGACACACAAATTCTCTCCCTAATTTCGTCAGCTTCCTTTTGCGATAATTTCCTATAAGCGAGTTTATCTAAGTCATCATGCATCTGCCATAATTCTGATGGATATAACTTATCGTTCCATATAGCTCCTGGGCATGAGTGTTTTACTTGTTTTTGGGATTCTGGAAGCTGCTGGTGTGAAACAACTACTTCAGTGTTTTTGGAAGGTTGGATTACTGGCTGGGCTACATTTCTTTTTGGAAAGTTAATCATACGCTATTTATTTATAAATATGTCGATCATCTTTTTGACATCTTCTATTCTGCTGCGGTGCGCGACAATAGTATATTTCCCAAATCTGATGATTATCAAATTTGATATACCAACCATACCTATAGTTTCATCTAAATCTTGACAGTACACCATATTGTCGTTGCAATCCGCAGTATGCAGATTATTGCATCTCACTGGGTTACATGGGTCTATAAAGTTAGCATCTTGTGGATTCATCATGCACCATTTATACCAAACTATGCCACTTTCCATCCTCGCAATATATATCAATAAGGTGTGGCCAGATTGTGTCTGTGGCATAATAGTCGTTTGTTGTGTGTTCTATTTCAAAATTATGGTCTAGCCGTGCTCTTAAGAGCACTGCCTGACCTTCATCTGGCGCGAACTGCCATATGTGTTCAGCACTGTTCATCCAATAACTTCTTCTTCCTGATGTGCCGTCTGGCCACGTTTCCTGGTCAGTTCCATATGATGGACTATGTGTTAATAAGCCTTGCTTTGCAATCTGCAGGGCATTTTCTAGATTAGTTATGTGATATACGTGGCGGTTGTCTGATGGAACAGGGCCATCAACTTTCATTGGTTTTGGCACATCTTGATTATCTAATCGATCACAAACGGTCTTTATTAAATCTTCAGTATTTCCTTGCTTATATGGATCCCATGGGACCGCAAAACTATCAATTATTTTGTCATCTTTTGATATGTTAATTATTATTTCTTTGACGTTTGAGAAATACAGTACGTGCGTTCCAATGTTTGCTATAATGTGTGGGTTGTCTTTCTTACTAACCCATAACACCCTAAAATCATGATCGGCAGTCAATCCTATTTCATGTTTAGCGTCGACTTTATATCCAAGATCTTCAAATTCGGACATTAAGAGATCTACGAAGTTAGGTGTGTATCGTTCATCTTCAAGTAATACAGCTAATTTCATCGGTCTGCCCAAGAACTAACACTTCGATCAATTGCTAACTATTGTTTTGTGCCGCTTGTAACGCGTTTTTATACCACTCGTTCAACTTTGGTAGGTAGGCTTTTTGTTGTTCTCCAGTCATCTGCCCACTTTCCCTCTGCTTTTTAAGTTTTTCTATAGCAGCATGAAATTGTTCTTCTACCCAAGCGACATATTGTTTCTTGGCTTGAGATTGAGCTGGTTGTTGAGCTGGTTGTTGAGCTGGTTGTTGAGCTGGTTGTTGAGCTGGTTGTTGAGCTGGTTGTTGAGCTGGTTGTTGAGCTGGTTGTGTTTTTGCGGCATTCATCGCATCTGCACGGCTTGCATATTTTAATGGACGTTTACAACTATTACACGCTAAAGACAATGGTTTATATAATGATCCAATTGGTTTGTGGCAATTACCACAGAATTTTTCTCCAGTGCTTTTGTCTGTGTCGATATATCCCAAGGATTTTGCTGCCTTTTCTATCCTGTCTTCTTCTCTCATGCCACTCGGATCTTTGGGATCGTGGCCCTTCCCGAAGGTGCGGTCGTCGAGCGTTGCAGTCTGCTCGTCCTGCTCTTGTGGCACGTCCGGGTCTTCGGTAATCAATTTAGCTATGTCTTTGGGATCGATCATTGTATACTCCAAGAGTAAAACGCACCGAGTTTTATTCACCAGAAGGATATGCAACCCAAGCGGCTTGTTCATATCCTTCTGGCCACGCCAACAAAGACTGTATTGTTCTATGCCATCCTTCAATCAGTTCATAGCCATCGTTGCGCTTTATCATTATTATCGGTTCTTTTGATGGTCCTGCTTTTATTATTTCTTTTTGCTTTTGATGCCTTTCTGCGTCTCGTGGAACCAAATCTGGGTTTTCACCTTCAATTCTTCTTTTGAGTTTTTGACGTATTCTAGGAATAAAAATGTCTAAAGTAACGGTTATTGTTTCTAATTTCCATGTCGAATCAGATAACCATGTTGATTTCCATTCTTTAGCCCATTTTGGATCATCTTTTATTATAGGATATATAAAATCTTTGATGACATAATCCGGAACCTTTGGGAAGGTGTCTTTTAAATATCCAACCATCGGTTGTCTTAATTCACAAAAGACATCTGGATCTTCAGTGATCAGTTTAGCTATGTCTTTGGGATCCACGTTGACGCTTCCTTTATTTGATCGATAGTCGCGATAGTTGCTTTGATTGTCTTTGCACCAATAGTTAATGCCTTTCTTATCCTATGCGTCCCATCTATTAAATCTCCAGTTTCATCTAATATTATCGGGTAATTAAGATCTGCTCTCGCTTCCCATTCGCTATCTTCTCCAAATTGCCATCCTCTCTTTATAAGATTTTTATATAATGATTTGGTGCTGACGAACTTTATAGGATTGTTTTTGGTTATTATCCAAAGTTTTCTGATGTTTATTTCATATAAGCCAGTTTCATCTTCATATGTCTGCGACCCCTCATCTGATGCCGTTGGCACATCTGGGTCTTCAGTTATTAATTTGGCTATGTCTTTAGGATCCATGCAATATCTTTGCGTTATGATCAAAATTAATGTGTGAAACTTAGTGTTTTATTTGAAGAAGATAAGGTCACTGTCGGATCGCGTTTTATATTAAATATTATAAAGCGTGCTCTAGAGCAGAAACCAAGCACTCCGACAGAATTGCGCAAGATATTATATACGATTGCTGGTCAGAATGGCATATTACATGGAAATAAAATTCAATTGCCTAAAGATATTGATCCAGACGGAAAATTTTATCTAGTAGTATACCCAGAATCTGCTGATGGTAAGACTAATGCTGAAGCGCATGGGAGCGCAATAAGATTATACGCCGATGTGATATTAAAAGACCCAAAGCGTGCAATTCCTAATATCAATGGAATCATCACCCACGAATTGGCTCATATTTTCGAGAAAGAGGGAACTTCTCCCGATGAAGATGTGATCGACGCTGGGGAAAGAACCGTTAAGTACCTATCTGATAGTGGAGAGATAAATTCAAACGCTAGACAAATAGCGACTCTATATAATCATGTGTTCCCTGGCCAACCGCTTGATGATGCCAAATTAAATGAACTCGCGCAGCAATACAAAGATAACGAGACGATGCAGTGTTATCTGATTAAATTTAGATCTAAAGATATACAAAGCAAATATGCACATATTGCGGATTTGGAGCAGGTATATCAAGATATTATTGACAAAATACAAAAGCATCTAACTTAGCTGTTTCATATAATGCCTTTGCACGTCTCTGATGTATATAAAGCCAAAGTGAAAACGATACCGAAATTCATGGCAAAAATTGAACCAGTAGTTAAAAGAATTACTAAGCGAAGCGAAAACAAAAGTAAAAATGCGCCGTTCAAAACGTTCTCCTTTAGCCCGCGCCCGTTGATAAGGGCTAAAGGCGCCGGAGGTCTTCGGCGGGTTAGGCGTAAAACAACCAGTTCATGAGCGGGCCTTCGCCAAAGGCGTCGTAAAATCCTGGCAGGAGCGAGTGCTCCCCGGCGAATTCGAACTGCTTATAGCCGGGACCATGTGCATCCTGAGGTGGCTCTCGAAAGGGAGTTTCGAGCGTGAGAGGCGCTCGGCGGTTGAGCCTCTGCCGGGTCGGGGAAGCGAATTAAGAATCGCCGAACCGTTTAGAACCACCGTGAAGAAGATATCTAAAGATCATTTCGATTTCGATCCTCTTTAACGATTTCGAAACCTTTTTGATATCTCTTCTAACCGGCTCTGCCACATACGCTGGGCAAGGCTGGGATGCGGTTGGAAGGAAGCAGAGTATCAAAGCAGACAAGAGTTATTTTACGAACATAGACAGGATCTTGAGAACTGTGAAACCAGCTGCTGTTAATGTCTGGATGGTTTCTTTGGTTGCTTTAGAATTGCGAAGCTTAGCGGCAGCCTCCTCGAAGACCTTAGCTGCGTCATCGGCAGAAAAGGAATTGAGGTCGACCTTCTTATCTAGTCCAAGCTGATCATAAATACCCATATTACTTACCTCTCTTCGATTCGATTAGATCGTAAATCTGCTTGCCTTGGGCTACCCACGCCGGTAGCTCCTGAATTACGCTACTGAAGAACGCAGGGTCTAATGTATCAGACTCTGCAGCTCCCTTAATGACCAGAAGCCAACAATAGTTGATAGTCAATTGCTCGATAATAGCCTTCTTCTGGGCATCAAAGATCACTTGATCCTCAGGCTTCCACTCCGGATTAGCTTTAGCTAGTTTTTCAAAGTTGTTCAGCTGGCGGACAACATTTTTCTCGAGATTGACCTGGTTTTCTGTGGCCATAATATTACCGGGGCCAAAGTCATCAAAACTAGTGCATCCGACGAACAGCATGCAGACAGCGATAATAGCGAGAATAGAACGCATGGTGCCTCCTATAACTTCAACCTACCAGTATTTTTGTCGCGAGCAAGCAGCGTAAATATTTAGGAGCACAAAAATAAAGCAAAGAAGATTTAGACTACGCAACGTATTTTATTATTAGCAATTTAATGGTGGTGAATCATGAGGGGAGCAACAGAAAAACTAATGGTATTAACGCCAAACCAAGCACGAGCCGCGCAATGTTGGTATCAGTTCATCGGTGATATAGTTGCGGCAGATAGGGCAATGGAAAGGAAAATTACCCAGGTTAGCAAACCAATCGTGCTAAATGACCGAGAATGTTCAATACTCGCAAGATGGTGGAACTATCTTCCGAGCAACTTAGTTGATCCTGGCGATAGAGATTTATACGATACAATCAGAAATTTTTTATTTAATTAAGCAGCGTCCCGTCTGAGGCCAGTTTTGGGCCGCCTCGTAACAGGGGCGGCCCAAAACATATACAGAGAGTATTTGAGCCACTATGGAAGATGTCAGAACACCAGACGCAATAGATGATATAGAGATTAAATATCCAGGACCAAAAGATTTGGTGCATCTGCACTCACATACTATATTTTCAGCTCTTGATGGTATTGCATCACCAGAAGATTATATGAAAAGGTGCGGAGAACTTGGTATGTCAGCTATTGCCATAACCGATCATGGGTGTCTTGCATCTTTCCCAGACGCTTATTTTGCGGCCAAAACATATAAGATAAAATTCATACCAGGATGTGAGATATATTATAATGATCACCACAATGAACTACAGGAATTCCAAAAAAGTGGTAATAAATGGTCATCTTTGAAATTGTTGGACCTAGAAAAATATGAATTATTACGCAGGCATAGACACGTAACTGTTTTGTCTAAAAACCAAGTTGGGTATAAAAATTTAATCCATATGACTACCAATGCATGGGAAATTGGCCATTATTATAAACCAAGAATCTGGATGGATATACTTGATAGCCATAAAGACGGGCTAATTATTCTTAGTGGGTGTATGAATGGTCCGGTATGTCACGAGATAAGGGCAGCACACGAATTAACCATTAAAGGCCAAAATTCGGAAGCAAGTAGGCATTTAGAGATGGCCAGACAGTGGTTAAATGATATGCGCGAAATATTTGGGAAGGACCTATATATTGAAATGCAAATGCCGGGTAAAGACCTTGACGGGTCAATCCAAGCTTTCGCGACATGCGCGAGATGGTCTGATGAATTTGGCATAAAAGCCGTCATAACTAATGATTGCCATTATATTCACAGACAAGACTTTGATGTTCAAAAATGCATGATGGCGGTTGACCAAAAAAAGACATTAGATGATCCTGAGCTATTCACCACCAATTCAAGCGAGCAATATTTTAAGAGCAGATCGCATCTTAGGGCTATATTCCACGAGCATGGCTATAATGCAGATGTTAGTCAGGCTAAATTTGAAGAAATTTGCGATAACACTGTTGAAGCTGCAGAAAAATGCGATGGGTTTAAACCAGACCTATCACCAAAATTACCAGCCATTAAAAACGCTAGTGATAAACTAACAGTTTTAGTATTAAATGCTCTCAAGGATAAGGAGTTATATAATAGCCAGAAGAAATATGAAGTTGATGGAAAGATGGTCACCCATAAAGAGCAAGCCCTGATAGAATTAAGTCGGATCATCTCGAAAGGCTTCGCGCCATACTTTTTAGTGATTCGAGATTTAATACAATATTCTATTAATAGTGGATGGGATGTTGGTCCTGCCAGAGGTAGCGCTGGCGGATCATTGGTTTGTTTTCTAATCGGGATCCACGAGCTTGATCCATTAAAGTGGCACCTATCATTTAATAGGTTCATGTCGCCGTCTCGAGGCGGCAACATGCTGAAAGTATCAATGGAATAATGTATAAAGAAATTGACCAGCTGCTTAGAAGAGGATTTTGCGCCATTAGTATAATGGCTGATCCAGATGGATCATATAAAGATTCAAATGAAGTATGGGGCGAATCATATGTTTATATCAGCATTACACATAAGCAATATACGTCAGAACTAAGGTTTTTGTTTAGGTCGATTGGTTTCACACAAACCTGTGATACATTACGAAAATTAGTCAAAATGTATGATGATCGAAAAGGTGATGTGTGGGAGTTATCAAACCAGAAGAGAATACCATTGAATTTGTTGCCAACCGATAAAATATTAATACAAGGAACCATTAATGGGCTTAAAATAGCTAGAGAAATTTTAGGATTAACTATCCATGACCAAAGAGAAGTTAAGCCTACTCCGAGACCTGGTGGCCAAAGCCCTACATGCACAAGCTAACTACATACGCATAGTTGGAGACGACTTGCCAATTCGCGCTTATATTACACTATTTAAGTGGCCAGATGTAACAAGTAGCTTGGTGCTGGCATTGAACGACAATGAATCAGCAATTGATGTCGCGATTGACGATTTATCGGCCATAATTATTTGCACGCTAAGGCCATTAGCATTAACGTATGTTGATATTGCCAAAAATGCAATGGATAAAGATGCCGTCAGGGAGGAGATAAACTTATTATCAAAATCGGGAAACATACATAGCTCAAGAGACCAATTAATTAAGATAATTAATGGCATCAGTGATGCCAACCATGGATTCCCACGAATAATTTAGGAATGTAAACATGAAAATTGAGACTGGTGGGATAGTCAGTAAAAAGACTGGGTCGAAGTTCGCTGTTATAATTAAGATAGGTAGTGAAATTAGATCGTATGTGCATGAAGTCAAATCAGATTCGACACTTAATTATGTTGAATTATTGGCGGTTAAATTTGCTTTACTTGGTTCGAATGTTACACCAATAATAATTTCAACACCAAACGTCTATGTATGTGATATCTTAAGGCATGAGGGCGATAATTGGCTAAAACTGCCAAAATCAAATAAAGAACTAGTAGATGAAATCAGAAAGCTTATAATAGAAAAGAATGCATCAATAACGTTCGAAAGAAACGAAGAAATTAGGAAACTGTGTAGCTCATGACGTGGAAGGAACTGAAAAGATTGGCGGCCAACACCCTCGCCACGAGGTTTAAGGGTAGAACTACAGAATATACCGGAAGGTTAAGATATGAATTAGACCAAATAGAGTTACAGGGTGCTGAGGATTATTGGATTGACCTATATGATAGTAAAAGAACGTTCGACACCAACCATAATGGGTTGGTATTTCCACTGCTTCTTGGGATAACCAGCATCAACCCAATAGAACGCAGCATACCACATAATATTGTATATCAACCAGATTATCCAGACATTGATACTGACTTCCTACCGATAGCACGCGATCATATTAAAAAATATGCATCAAAACAATATGGTGAGGATCGCGTATGTAGTGTTGGGTTGTGGCAGACATATAAACCAAAGTTGGCGATAACAGACGTGTGTAGGGTAATGAAGATTGACCCAACAGAAGCGCAGAGGCTTACTAAAGAACTACCAGATGAATTCGACGATATGGATTTTGAAGCGGCATGTAATGCCTACCCGAATTTTAAGACATTTGCGGACAATAACGACAGCGTAATCAAAATGTCGTATAGGCTAGTGAAATTAATTAGGTCCCAAGGAAGACATGCAGGTGGGTTAATAATATCAAGCGTACCAGTACGTGATTATATTCCTCTTACTAAAAGCCCATCTGGACCAAAAGGGCAATGGACATCGGCGTGGACGGAAGGCAAAAGCACTCAACTGTCAAAATTTGGATTTATAAAATTTGACATACTTGGCTTAACCAACCTTTTGCATATATGGATATGCAAACAGTTTATAAAGAAAAATCGCGGAGTTATAATCGATTGGGGCGATATGGACCCCGAGGTTGATAGGGCCGGGTGGGAAATATTGCCGGATGGCACCAAGAGCGCCATAAGTTTTAAGGACGACCTAGCGTTAGATATGGCCGATAAGAGAAGAGTAGAGACCATATTCCAATTTGAAACAGATCTCGCTAAAAGCATAATCCAAAAGGGGCATGGTGTAAAAAGTTTCTATGACATGGTTATTTATACGTCTCTTGGTAGACCAGGACCTTTACCGCTGGTCAACGATTATGTTGCAAGAAGAGACGCCAAAAATGATGATTGGAAAACCAAAGAGGACCCTAAAATAGTAGAAATTTTATCAGACACTTACGGGATTATAGTTTTTCAGGAGCAACTAAGCAAGTTCTTCATCAAAATATGTGGATTCACAGTACCAGAAGCCGAAGCCGCGAGAAAGGCTGTAGCTAAGAAGTGGGCCGATCAACTAAAAAAGATCAAAGACAAGATGATTGCTGGGGCTACCAAAACAATCGGGCACGATAAGGCGGTTGAGTGGTGGGGTAAAATAGAGTCATTTGCTAGATATTGCTTCAATGCCTGCCTAGACGGCGACACGACCATTGTCAATCCAATAACATTAGAAAGGACGACGATAGAACAATTATATCTAAATCCAAAGCCGTTCAAGCTGTTGTCATTTAATAATGGTGAACTAGTAGCCGACGATGTGGTCAATATACACTACAATGGCATGCTGCCAATATATCAAGTTATGTTTAGTAATGGGCTTACGCAGAACGTGACTATTGGCCATAAATTTATGAATGTTTATGGCAACATGGAAACTGTTAAGTCTCTCTTGAAGACCGGTCATGCAATCAAATATATAAGTGATAGCATGACTGGAGGAGAATATGTTTCACAAGCTAAATCTGCAAATAGAGAAAGAAGTGGTAAGGATGTACCAGGAGGGTGCATCATACAAAGAAATAAAAAACGACATAAGAGCATTTTCATCGGACGGAACGATAAGGAGAATAATAAAAAAGCATGGCGTACAGAGATCATTTATAACTCAAGCATCCAACAGTGTGAACCATTATTACTTTTCGAAGATAGATTCGCCAGAAAAGGCATATTGGATCGGGATGTTGATAGCAGATGGGTACGTTCACAACGGGAGGGGATATGTAAGTTTGCAGCTCAATTCGAAAGATCAATTGCTGGTGGAGCAATTTGGCCAAGATATAAAAACACCAAGGAAGATGGTAATCTGCAAGAAACAGCGTGCTGGTCCGCAATCGAGGATATCAGCCAGCAGCAGGATGTTATTAGCGGACCTAAGCAAATATGGTGTGATTCAGGGAAAAGAAGGACGGGAGATAATGCCACGCATGCGGTTTATTTCCCATCTTCTGAGAGGGCTTATGGATGGAGACGGAACGATTATCGTAAATGGCAAGGGATATCCTATGGTAAAATTTTGCGGATCTCCGAAAGTAGTAAAAGGATTCAGGGACGCGATAATCAAGCACTGCAGGGTAAGAGTGAGCAAGATAACAGAATATTCAGAGAGGATGAACGCTGTGGCGTGGTCTGGCCTAAAACAGTGCAAACCGATCCTGAGATATCTCTACAGGGGGGCAACGAGATTCTTGGTAAGGAAGCAAATCGTAGCGGATGCTATATTAAGAGCATCAGATATATCGGAGTTAAGAGGACATATTCGCCAGAGATGAGATCTATTCAGCACAATTACATAACCTCACCACAGGATGGTCAACCAATACAAGCAAATTCACATGCAATGGCTTATATAGTTATTACATTTAGGTGTTTGTGGTTGAAAGCCCACTATCCAACAGAATGGTGGGCATCGGTCATGACGAATTGCAAACGCGAAAAGTTGGTTAAGTATATGGGAATCGCTAGATCTGAGGGAGTGAAATTCGGCTCCCTTGACTACAACCAGCTTAGCCAGACTTTCTCGGTCAGCGGGGATACAATTACTTTGGGGTTAGAAAGCATTAAAGGCATTGGCGATAAAGCTGCATTAAAAGCGCAAGGCGACCGCGATTGCACCAGTTTTGATGAATTTGTGTCACAAGCATCGAAGAACAAAATAATATTTGAGCGGTTAATTAAACTCGGCGCATTTGATAAATTACACCCAAATAGGAAAGCATTATGGAACTGGTATCTTTATAAATATGGATCTGGGAATGACACCAAGATCGTTAAAGAAGAAGTGGCGGCCAAATTAGCGTGGAGCGATGAGAATATTGCTAAAGAGAGGCTGAGACAGACTAAAGAATTTCTAGCCAATTATCCTAGGAAAAAGAAGATACCAGCTCATATAGAAAAATGGAAACCGAAAAACAATCCGACAATCCAACAATTCGAAGAAATGTTCGGAGATTTTTCATATGAGGAAAGGCTAAAATTTGAAAAGGAATATCTTGGATATTATTGGAGCTCGCCTCTTGGTATATATAATTGCGCCAACCAAACTATAGATGATGCTAGATCTACTGGGATTCTTGAGGCGGTGATTGATAGCATTGATACTAGGAGAGGCAAAAACGGAGCATTTAAACAATTAAATGTCACAGATGGTATTGAAATTGCCAAAGTAATGGTGTGGCCCGATGAACTTGCTATCAATGACGAGAATATATTCAAGGAAGGCATGGGAGTTAGAATGAGAGTATCTTGGAAAGAAGAATATTTGAGCTTTAACGTTAGATCAGGCTCAATTGTATTGCCACTGGAGAAGAAGAATGCTGCTCCAATCTAAAGACGGCATCAGATGCGATATTTGCGGTATGGTTCTGAAAAATGAGTTTATATATTATTCAGAAGAGTGGAGAGCAATCGAAGTAAATAATGTTGGACAATCAGTAAGGCCAGGAGGCTTGATTGGATCATTCGACATTTGTCCATCGTGCTATAGCAGCAGATTGGAAAGTTGTAAAAAGAACATCAATAAATTCAAAGCTGGTAGTATTAAATGTGATTTATGCCCGCTATATATAAGCGGCAGCAAGTTTGTATATTTTAGGGTTATGGTTGATAAAGCCGATGTTAGTTCGGATGGACATGCGGGTGTTGAAAGAAAATTCATGGATTTTAATGTGTGTTTATCTTGCAAAAACCAGGTTTTTGCTAAGATGGAGCAAACTAAGAGTAAAGGAGGAGATTGGTCATGAGCGAGAAGAAGAAAGTTAATATGTCTGATAAAACTGTTCTAGCGTATAGTTTACGCCACGTATTTGTTAATGGCGCTGAAGTTGAATCTAGACCAGTACAGTGGGATGGGAAAGATTACGATGGCCAAGGACATGACGAGTCAGGTAGAGGCGTATTGCCAATTGCATATATAACAACATGCCCAGAATGTGGTAATTTGATCCAATTTGGCGCGTCAGACATTGTGATTAAAGATGGTAAAGATATAGTAGTATGTCAGCGGTGCCTATCGCCTGGTAATAGTGGCAGACCAAAGCTTGGACCGCCGAATACCAAACTTCAGAATACGATGCCAAAATCGTCTGAAGCCAAGTCAATTGAAACATCGAAGATCATTGAGGCACCAAAGGCAGTTGAGGCACCAAAGGCAGTTGAGGCGCCAAAGGCAGTTGAGGCACCAAAGGCAGTTGAGGCACCAAAGGCAGAACCAAAGCCTGACTTATCTGAATTTAGTGACCCGATCAAATCTGGGGCGATGAAACTTGACTGATATTATCTTAGGGAGTGGGTTGAATGGACTTCTCGCTCACTTAATATTGGGCGAGCAGAGTAAATTTATTGCATATAAAAAATCTCGTTTTTTCTCACATCAGATCCCGATATCTGACAACCACATCGAAGCAAGCGAAGACGGCCCAAGATTGGCCACACTTATTGGCCTCCCATTACGCAAGAAATATTTCCCAGTAGCAGTGTCATATCGCGGCGAGCTAATATTCAATAAAAGAACGTGGGCGTCGACCATTGTCGATAAAGTTTTTCAAAGCCATCCAGCTGCCTATAATATGCTATGTAGAGACTTTAACGTCTATGAATTGACTGCTAAATCATTGTACGATTTATTGATCTCAAAATATCAAGATGAAATATTAAAGTCTCCACCACAAATCATCAGAATATTAGATAAACGCGTTATTACATCGGATGGCACAGAAATATCATACGATAGAATAATTAGTACAATTCCATTAAACGCGTTACTCGAATTGGTTGGTGACGACTCAGTTCTAAAATCACTTGACTATCATGTCTTTTTGATGGCGACTGACGTTTTCAACTTAGAGGGCGCACAAAGATGTTATATAGGTGACGTAGCCATTCCTTTTTGGAAGGTTAATGTTTTAAATAATAATTTATATCAATTTTTTGCCAATAGCGAAGTATCTAATGCCGAAAAGGTCTTTTCTTTATTAGCTAAAGATAGGTTTAGAATAATATCGAACACAATTATAAAAGAGGCATTTCCAGACGGCGCACCCCCAATTGAAATAATTAAGAAATTAGAATCAAAATCAATATTCTGTATTGGCAGCAATGCTAGGTGGGACTACTTTTTTGATATAGCATCTAGTATAAGTAAACTATTTTCACTAAAATGATGTATGATTATGAAGAAGATAGGATGGAAAGGGAAAGAGCTCATTTTGATTGGATTCCCATGAATGATGCTAGAATGACGATGCTCAGGTCGCTACGTGACACATGCAAGGATTGCGTCTTATGTCAACTTGGGCGCGGGCATCAGGTGGCGCATAAAGAAAGTATAGATCCGCACGTTTTTAGCACCATGGTGCCAAGTAAGTTCATGGTGATCGGGCAGAACCCCGGCTTTGAAGAATGCAAGCAGGATCAACCGTTCGTTGGCGATGCTGGTAAAAAGTTTAACCAAGAAATTGAAAAATATGGCCTAACGAGAAATGATTTTTATATCACCAATATAGTAAAATGTTATACGCCAGACAATCGTAAGCCAGAACCGGGCGAAGTAGATAAATGTAAGTTATTCTTGCTCATGGAGCTAGAAATTATAAGCCCTCAATTTGTGATTACGCTTGGTGCAGTTCCTTTTGAAATATTGTGCCCAGACGCTTTATACGCTAAGGCACTTGGTAAATTCACATACTCAGAATTGATCAAAAAGAAGGTATATGCAATATATCATCCGTCGCCTAGAAATATGATAGTAGAAGAAAGAAAAGAAAGATTTGATAGATGCGTCGAATTGCTGTGTTTAATGATGAAAAATCTTAAGCAAACGGGGCAAGTGAGTAACACGTAACGTTCTTAATGTGGCGTTTAGTTAACGTCCATTTGTCTTCTTTAGTTGTTCTAAGATATTGTTTGAATTTTTGCATCAACGGCGATAATTCTTTATCGTCACAAGATATGGCAGACGTCAGATCATTTTTGGGTACGTACCTCGGTGGAGTCTCGCCACGTGCGCTATCGAGTATCTTGAAAATGATGTCGAGCTTGCCCTCCCATTTGCGCTGTGCAGTTTCTTTCTTGTTAATCGGCTGCGGTCTTAGACCATCCAATTGGCCTTTTAGTTTAATTTGGATATCATTTGATAACATTGATTGCCTTTCTATTTCTAATTTTAGGGTTTCATCTAAACCTATTTCAATTATTTCAACCTTTGATGGTCGATTGTCATCCATTGGAGAACTCCATGAACCTATTAAATAGATGCGCCATCTGTGATTCGGCAACTAATTTAAATACCAAGATGACTGTTACCATCGATAGTATTGAATATAATGTAGCAATATGCTCAGACCATGAGGATTCATCTCCCAAGAAAATAAAAGCAGCTATTTCAAAGCAGATCGATGAGATCAGCAAAGCCAGAGAAGTGGCCCAAAAGTATGGTCTAATACTAATCGAGCCAACCAAAGTAGCCGCAATAACTCCAGCTGCTCCGGCTCCAGCTGCTCCGGCTCCAGCTGCTCAAATACAACCACATAAATTGCCATCTGGACTTAGAGCTCAAAAAGTGGGTTCTAGAAATCAAATTACCGCAAAAACTGCGGTTGCCGAACCAGAGCCAATCATTCTTCCGTCATCTGACGCTCCCAGTGACGCTGAAAAACACGACAATTATAACTTACCAAAAGCCACATTAAGAGAGACAGTAAAAGACCAACAGAAATTGACTACTCCGTCGCGTGGGTCTATTATCTTACCCAAAAAAATTATAGATAATGAAGGTGGGCAGACAGATATCAAGATAGTTAACTCGGGCGGTGATCTTGCACTACAGACAAGGTTTAAACAACTAGCAGAAACTAGCAAAAGCAAACCACCAGACTTAATAAGAGGTGGTTATCTGGTGCACAATTGTAACTCTTGTGGTGGCACTGGCAAATTAAAGGGCAGTGCGTGTATAGCGTGCGGTGGCGAGGGTATTGTTCCTTAGTGGTGTGAATATAAATTATATGGTCTGACTATTGCCCCGCTTGGTGTGAATGACTTAATATTACTCCACGATTGGTCGGGATACCCTATCTTTCCAGCAGTGCCAGGAGATGGCGCATTAAAGAATTTTCTGTGTTCTGGCTTTAGCGGCGTGTCTTGATTGCCGCTCCTTGACGACAATGGTTGCCCAGTTAGTTCTGGTCTATTCGGGTCTTGTTGTTTTAGAAATTGCCCCTTATAGGCGATTAACCCCATATTATACAAATAATCAAGCTTCATTTAGTGATACCGCAGCCAAAAACCCGGTATTCCATTTGTGAAATGATAAGTCCGACACATTTAATTTATTTTGCTTAATAATATCACCAATTAATGTTTTCAGTTCTTCTGATTTTTGCGCATCGTCAGCGATATCTGGCTTGTCGGGGCCGAGTGGACGCATTAATATTACTAATGTATTTCCGTTGCCCATTCCGTAAGCATTTGAAAATATTGGATCCCATTCAGAAATACCACCAATGTTGATGCGTTCGAGCTGATATCGTAGGCGGTTTGATAATGAACCCAACAATTTCTCATTGAGGATAGGCATTTATTCGCGGATTTCCTTATCTATTGCCGACCATAAATCATCGTCGTTTATCCCAAGTTTCTCATATACATTATTTATCGATTCACTAGTCTCTTCGTTAATAGCACGCACCGCCGATATCTTTTGATCTTGATCTGCCGTCACTTTATATGTAACCTTCCAGATTCCACTTGTGGTGTTTACGTTAACTGAATCTTCAAATGCTTCCATATAGATCCCACCCTTACCGCCCCTATCGCCTTCGGGTGCTGGCCCACCACCAGTGAATGGCTTAGAAGTTTGCGGCTTTCTATTATCCGCATGGCTTGTCATGTCGGCAATCTCATCCATATTTGGATTCCATCCAGCGTCTTGCTCTGACGGCTTTGATGGAGATAGTTCATTGACCATTGCGTCGAGGTATTTCAAAGCCTGAAGTCGTTCCTCCATTGGAACGGCTCTAGCTGACATCTCTTTCTCGAAAGATAATTTGAAAGTTGGGTTGTCAATGTACTTATGACTGTGTACTGCAAAGAACGCGGACGTTAGGGAGTCGGCAAACGGCGATTCAGCTGCTTTTAGCGCGAATGCGTCGTCTATACCCTCCCACCTAAATTGCGACGTATGTGAGGTTTCATTATGAATAGGAACTCCGAGGCGAGCATCTTGCTGCAGCATGGACGATATCGCCTCGAGCAGCATTTTTTCATTGGGATTAAGAGCCATAATAGTCTCCTCATTCTTTCTATATTTACATTTGATTAGGATCGAACATTGCTTAAACAATTTGATATAGTACAAATTAAGTCAGCTAAGAATATTAAATTCTTATCTGGCCCACCAGGCAGACCAGCATCACCACAAGGCAACTGGTCTGTAATTGGTTTTATCGGCTCCGACGTATTAATATCCAAAGATGAGACAGTAGTTAGAACGCCACTTTCGGAGATAAGACTAATAGCGTCATACAACCCGAATGACTATATAAACCGTAAATTAACAAAGGAGGCTAAAAATGGCGAAGAAAAGAAATAAAAATAAGGGCGAAGGAGATTCTGAGTTTCCAGAGAACGAAGAGAATGAAGTAAACGAAGATTTGCAAGGTGCAGAAAATGCCATGGCTGCAATCAAAAAGAGATTTGGTGACGGCGCGATTATTCGAGGTGATGGTACAATTATCAAAGACATAGAGTCTATATCTAGCGGGTCGTTGGCAGTAGACATAGCTCTTGGGATAGGTGGATTCCCAAAGGGTAGAATATGTGAAATATTCGGTGCGGAAGGTAGCGGGAAGACAACGCTTGCACTTTCGACGGTAGCTTGTGCACAAAGAGCCGGTGGAACAGCTGCATATATTGATGCCGAGCATGCCCTTGATCTTGGGTATTCTAAAGATATAGGCGTCAATATGAGCAAATTGTTAGTGTCTCAGCCAGACTCTGGTGAAGAAGTATTGACGATCGCTGAAATCTTATGCAAATCGAAATCAGTCGATGTTATTATCATTGACTCAGTCGCCGCAATAGTACCAAAGGCAGAGTTAGATGGTGAAATTGGTGATTCGCATATCGCAGCGCAAGCAAGATTGATGTCACAATCTCTCAGAAAGATTAAGGGCGTTGTAAATCAGAGTAAAACTGCTCTGATTTTTATCAACCAAATAAGAGAAAAAGCAGGAATGTCATTTGGAAACCCAGAGACTACGCCTGGTGGTCGAGCCCTAAAGTTTTATGCTTCAGTTAGAGTTGATCTAAGAAAGGTTGAGGGTATTAGGTTGTCATCAAAGGGCGAAGAGGCCCCGATTGGCCACATAGTTAGAGCGCACATAATCAAGAACAAGGTTGCGTCACCATTCAAAAAAGCTGAATTTGAAATTTATTATGGCAAGGGTATCAGCGAAGAAGCTGACATCTTGAATCTTGGTGAGCAGTGCAAGATCATCCAAAGGACAGGTAGCTGGCTTAGCTATGCATCGCAGAAGCTTGGACAGGGGAAGCAGCCCGCCATTAAGTATCTTAAGGACAATCCAAATATAGCTAAGGAGCTCAAAGAGATGATCTTGGATTTGATGATACCCAACAGGAAAAGGAGAGAAGAAGATGGCAGCGTCAAAGCCTAACTGGGATATCGGAGATCTAGTTTATGTTGAAGCGTCTGCAAAAGTGGGGTTCTTGGAAGCCTATAAGGTTTCCAATATAGTCCGTGCAAGAGGCAGGTGGCTTTATACAATCGACGTCAATCAAAAACCACCATCGGAACCAACCGTGATGTCAATGGTAGACATCAAGAACACTGATCAGATATTCTTTGATGAAAGTGAACTCATTAATTACAAAGACGCGCTTCTGCTCATGAAACGCTCGCTTGATATCAAAACCAAGCGCGTAAATCAACTAATTAAGAAGTATTTCCCAGAAGGAACTGAGACATGAACGAGGTATTGGGGAAAAGTGAAGAGAGGCCATTTGGGCCAAATGAAGAGAAGGCCATTATATCTTTGGCCTTTACTGCGCCGGAGTTCTTTAGTTCTGTTGGACAGCATATAGATACAAAATATTTCCATCTACCAGAAGTTAAGTTCGTGCACGCAATTATCAGCTCGTTATACGAAAAACATGAAGTGATGCCAACACGAGAGATGGTGCGCGACATTGCAATGAAGCAATTGTCGGTGGATGATGACTATCAAAGAATATTAGACGTAGTAGATCGACCATCGGATCCAAGAGAAATACCAACGATTAAAGATACTGTCATTGATTGGGCAAGAAGTAAGGCATATGGATTGCTATATGATGAAGAGGCTATAGACGCGTATGAGAGTGGCGATTATGATAAAATTTCAGAAATATTCGAAAACGCACAGAGAATTGTTGATGTATCACAAGCTGGAGATGAATTCTTCAAAACCTACAAGGATATTTTCAATCTAGATTTTGAGGAAAAATTAACGACTGGCTTCAGAGATCTAGATAGGCTTATTAACGAAGGTGGTCCAACTCGTGGGGAAGTATTTGTTTGGATGGCACCAACAGGGGTTGGCAAATCACTGACATTGGTCAATTCTGGTGCGATGTGTTTCAGATCTAATCTTAAAGTTCTGCATGTTACACTTGAACTTTCGAAAACCAAGACCAAGATAAGGTATGCAGGAGTTTTTAGTAGAATACCGACAACTCTAAGAATTCAGAATAAAGAAAAGGTTGAAGCGGCGATTGAAAAGGAAAGATCAAGCCATACTGGCGACATAATAATATATGAATTTCCACCAGATGAAATTAGTGTCGATACTATATACCAGATAATAAAGTGGCTCAAAAAAAGTAAAAATTGGGTAGCTGATGTTGTAATTATTGACTATCTAGAACTAATGATGTCCAAAAGGTCTTATTACAACAAAGATGACTACGTTAGACAAAAAAGGGTTGCAACCGAGATTAGAGGTCTTGCACAGAGCGAGCACGTTCTGGTTTTTACTGCCACGCAAACCAATAGAGAATTAGGCGCTAGGAAGGAAAAGAGTGAGGGAGGTGGCCAGGGTGGCGGAGGGGGCGGAGGCGGCGTGATCGATATAAATAGAGCAGCTGAATCGTATGGTAAGATGATGCCATCTGATTATGTGGTTAGCATTAATCAGAATTCAGAAGAGTATGCTGCTGGTAGATTTAGGTTTTATGTGGCCAAAAACAGAAATGGATTTAAATTTAAGACGATCAGTGCCAAAGTTGACTATAGCACAATGATTGTCGAAGTAGATAAGATGCAGTCAATAACATAGGACATAAATATGCCAAGATATAATTACGCATGCCAGAGTGGTTGCAAATTGTCAGATGTCAAGAGTGAGCTAAAAGACGTTGTGATAATTGTGGCCAAATCTGGTAGGCTGATCTGGGAAGAAGCACACAGTATTAAAATCACACCTTCTATTAAATGCCCTCTATGCAGAGGCGCGGCATCAATAACACTTGAGGGGGTGCTTGCGCCTGTATCTTATATAAGAGGTTACGGCTATCTCGACAAAGCTGGGTGCAGACGGAACATGAACTTGCACAAGTTGACAACAGATGATCCGTATGCACACATGCGAGAACGAGGAGAGGCAGACGACCTCAAGTGTCGGCTTAAAAAGGGTAAAACACCAGTCAAGAAGTATTTCGCATAATGTTATTATTAACAGCCTTCGACTACACAAAATATCCATATAAACCGTTATTGTCGTTACTTAAAATTGGCGACAGGACGGAAATTTTTTATTTATATGCCAAAGGGTCCAACCGGAAGATATACGATGTAACCTCTGACATATTTGCTATTGGGAATATCGTGGACTCATCGCAGGAACCAGTGTACCTTAATGACGCTAAATCGCATATAATTGCATTTAATTTACGAAATAATCATAATCTATACCAACTAACAGCCGCCATACCCACACTAAGCAACAATAGATATATAGAGCTATTTAATTCAATTGCTTTAGTTGACCTTAAACCAGATAGATGGAGGAACCTACTCGGCGCCAGTTCCTCCACATACATATCAATGGAAAGGAAGCCGATATTTCTCGATGAAATAAAAGTACAACCGATCTACGCACTTGATACTTATACTGGTAGATCTAGGTGTCATAACTATAACATCCAAGGTGCTCCGGAAGACACTCCAATCAGAACGGAAGATGCAGATAACTTATTCATATGCTGCGATTGGATGGCTGCAGAAATTAGGGCTGCAGCCTTACTGTCTCATGATGAATTGTTAAATGAAAGTTTTATAAAATCAGATCCACATACGATGTTATCGGAGGAGCTTGGTATTCCAAGAGATGAATGCAAACGCCTATATATGCGCACGATTTATTCTATTGATCTTGATTCCCCAATCTTGGAAATATATCCAAAGTTAAAAGAGTGGATGCAGAATCAGCTAAACGCGCTGGAAAGGGATGGCTCTTTATGCTCGCCTCTTGGTCGAAAATTTAAATTGGGTAGTCGTGACACCAAAAGCGTATTTAATGCGGTATTGCAAGGGACGGTTGCCCACGCGATGCAATCATCATTAATAAAATTGTCTGATAAATTAAAAGCATATATGCTCACTGAAACACATGACTCAATCATATTCTCTTGTAGATCAGGGCTTGTGCCGCACGTAATAAAAGAAGCAACACAGGTGATGTTAAGACCATTGACTGAAATGGATACGTTCCCTCTTAGAGTTTATGTTGGGCGTCAATGGAAGAAGTGGAAACTATATAGGGAATATAGATGAAGGATTGGTTTTCAGAAAACGTGCCAGAGGATATCGCCAAACGTATAGTGCGTATCAGGGCTGAGATTGGTGAGGATCAGGTAGTAGATAGAGATTTTAGGCCAGACTTAGCGATCGACTATGAAACGCTTGAAGAATCATTGATGACGGCTCCGCAAACTTTTGCGTTCTGGGCGATGGTCTATAGCGAACAAAAAGCATATGTGGCAAAACTTGATAGAATATCAAAGCGTAGAAGAGCACAAATATACGATCTAATAATTGAAGAATCGCAGAAAAAGTCTGTTAAAGTACCAGAGAAAATACTTCGAGAGCTAGTCGAAAAAGACGATAAGCTATTGGAAATTGAGAGCAAATTAATATTGGCTAATCGTACTCTTGGCAAACTTTTCAACATTGTCGATGCGATGAAACTCAAAGTTGAGGCATTGCGATCGTTGGCTGGATTCAAAAGGCAAGAGCAATCAGCACCGTAAGGAGATTTCAAATGCAAGAGTCTGAAAAGAAGAAAATGCTCGAGAAGATGCGCCAGCGCATGAAGGACGAAAAGGGCAGCTCTAGGGACCCAGCGATGTTTAGGGTTCCGAACACTAAACCGAACGAAACATTTAAGTATCGATTTGTAGTGCTTCCCGGTATTGCCAAAGGCCAGAAATGCATCACTGGTGAAGCGTCTGCAACTATGGATGAGCGCCAATGGCCCGGTGAAGATGGAACAATTAAGAAGATGCCATGGTTCTGCGTTAGCGGCGGTCTTCACTGGATTGATCGCAGGCCATATGGTTGTCCAAGGTTATTCGATAAAGCTAAATGCCCTTGGTGCGAACTCGGATTTGAACTTCGCAGAGAGTGCGATGTTGAAGACAAAAAGCGAGCACTCGCCAAGCTATATCTCCCCAGGACAATGTCTGCAGTGAATATTTATTTCCCTCCATCGAACGTCAATCCCGCTGATCTTCATGGGAAGGTCATGTGGTATCAAATGCCAAAGACCGTTTTCGATAAGATGGAAGAGTGTTGGATGCGTGACGGTCCTGGCGATGATCCAGAAAATGACCCAAAACCCTACGGCATGTTCTGGGATCCAGAGGATTGTTTAATATTCCAGGTTGAAGTCACACACAAGAGTGGTTATAACAACTATGAAAGCTCAAAATTCCTGGTCAAGCGCCACAGGCTTGCCGAAACACCAGAGGAAATTCAGGCAATCCTCGATCAGCGCCACGATATCGTAGCCAAGTTCCCGCCTAGAAATGCCAAGGAACTCGCAGACTTACTCGAGAAGGTTGGTCAAGGCGAAATCCCGAAGACTAGTGGCGCTGATGGCGACGAAGACGAAGAACTTCCAGAGCAGAAGAGCGCACCAAAGGCAGCACCATCCAAATCTGCTCAGCAGAAAGCGGCCCCTGCTCCTGCGGCACCGGCACCGGCGGCACCAGCACCGGCACCTGCTCCTGCGGCACCGGCACCTGCTCCTGCGGCACCGGCACCTGCCCCAGCACCAAAGGCATCAAAGCCAAAACCCACCATCGATGAAGACGATGGTATGCCGTCAAGCAGCAAAAAGCCTGCTCCTCCGACCACAGCACCGGCAGCCGCTAAGGCTAAGGCCACGAGCTCAGTAGATGAAGTGGATGATCCTGAGCTAAAGAAGCTGCTAAACGAGGTCAGGGAAGAGATATAGGCTTTCATGCGAAGCTGTGAGCACCTATTAATTGATGGCAAGAATGCCATATATCGTGCTATATTTGCTGGATATGGGGATCCAGCATTTAAAGCGACCGGATATGACTATTTCGTAATAATGGTTAGATTTATTGGTAGTTATATTTCATTATTTAATCCTCATAATGTACATATATTTTGGGATGGACCTAGAGATAAAATATGGAGGAAAGCGATAATTCAAGAGTATAAGGAGCACAGAGCAGAAAAATACAAAGATCTTGAAATCGATATTCATAGCGAGTTAAAAAGACAAGTTGGTTTATCAATCGTAGCCTTCAAATATTTGAATTGTAGACAATATTATAGAGAAGGTATGGAGGCTGACGATCTTATATATTCATTCTGCACGCTAAATCGCGAATCAACTGTGATAATATCAAGCGACCAAGATTTCAGGCAGATAAGTTACAAAATGGATCATGTTCATATATATAATCCATTATCAAAAGAACCGCAGGTAGAGCCAAAGCCGGATGTCGATGTGGTAATTGTTAAGTCGCTTATGGGAGATAAGTCAGATAATATTATCGGGTATTACAATATTGGGCCAGTCAAGTCAACAGAAATGGCTAAAGATAAGCCTAAGATGCAGGAGTTCCTTAGGTCAAATAAAGCAATTGTTATGGTTGATGGCGAGCCTAAGGTAGTAGGTGATTCGCTGTTTATGAGAAATAGACGAATTATTGATTTATCGTGGTGCCCGCACATTGCGGATAATTGTGAGTATGTGGAATATAAACAGCAAACTATGATAATCTTAGATCAAAAAAAGGTTGAAAATATGGCAAATCAGAATAGAGTGCGCGGCTTACCTTCCGATTTACCAAGATATATACCACAATTTATGGCTTTAGCGTCACCACGACATACTGGTCAATGTGATTAGGTATGAATCCGTCAGCCACTTCTAGTTCAAGATAATCTTTAAGTGTTGGATTATTGGCTGTATTTGGGATTGTGTTATCTTCTATGACTCTATGCTGAGTCTCGAACGATAGATTCTCCTGAATTGTGGACTGCTTTTTAATCACACCGCCGCCAGGCTTCACTCTTACCATTCCAACGTAGGCAACGTGTACTTGCGCCATGTTAGCCTCCTTCGTCCATACTTACTTTTGATTGTTTAGTTTCTATGAGCGCATATTCTTTCGACATAATTTCGAAAGTTTCCTTAAATGTGATCTGGTTCTTCCTACTTGGTTCTTGTGCCAATAACCATTCCCATCTATTTGGTAAATTATTACAAAGCCATTTATAAAACGCCACCGGTGCCTTATGCGGCGATAGCTCAAACGAATATTTATGATGCGATGCGCAAATCGCCAAGCCATTCATTACCGCGTGGCGATGCGAATACATTTCTCTTGGGATCATATGGTGTGCTTGGACATATATTTCTGAGCCGCACACCGCGCATTTTCCATTGCCGACAATAAATACAAGCTTCCTCCAAATATTGTCAGCCTTATTTCTCCACAACCTTGAGTTGTGGTCATCCCTCTTCTTTTGTAATTTACTCTTCTTAAGCTTCATATAATATATACTTATGCACTTGTATGCGTATATATTAGTGCGCTCCCATGTGCCAAAAATAACTTAGTCATTTGGGAGAGTCGCCATGGCATGCTGTGGAAGAGCTCGCGGAATTAAGATTCAACTCAACAATGGAATTAGGAGTGGTAGAGATAAATGCCCAGTATGTGGAACGCAACTAAGAACAATATATGCCTTTGATCCTATAACCAAAAAACAAAACGTCCAAAAGAAATGCTCAAATCCAAAATGTAACTACCGGAGAAAGATTTAATGGCCAAATATATGGCAATATGGGTAGCTGCCATAATATTTATAGAGGCGGTAGTCGAAATAGAAGTAGAATCGGAGCTATTCAAAGCAATCCGCGCCAGGCTTATGCCATCAGAGCACTCACGATTCATCACTATTAGATGGTACATAAACGGGTTATTCAGCTGTGGATATTGTTTGTCTGTTTGGGTTAGCGCAATAGTTGCGTTATTTGTGCCAACTAAGTTTATCAACGATGGGATGGGGTCATTGCTATCTGAAATTGTTGATTGCCCGATCATTTTTATGGTATCTAGTTATATAATAAGTGTATTTGTGCTCCATAGGTTTTCGAATTGTTTGCACGAATTAATTCATAGATGGATCAATCGAATGCCATACATCATGGCATTTAGACCAGTATCTGATTTCAGTATAACGAATGACATCGTTGGAGGCATCAATGGAAAACCCACCACAGATAACGGACGTGGTGCTGAAGAACGAATCGGAATTGAACCAACTATTAGTAAACTTCCAACCATCGAGCAAGAGCCACGTCCGGAAGACTCTAATGGACGGGTTTGAATCGTTGCGTAAGAGAGTAGAAATTAGTGGTAAGTTGGATGACATTGACTATACAAGATTTGGGGAATTCCAGCCAGCTCCAATGCACCTAAACCTATCAATTAGATCTCTAGATAACTTCATTAAAAGAAGGATGGGTGGCGAGAGGGTTGATCTTAAGATTCAATGGACAATTGGCCAGACTAAATTCACATTTGATCCCTGGAGTGGTTGCCTTGAAAGAAGTTCTTGAAGTTGCGATTGTTGGTGTCGGTATAGCATCGGTGTGGTTCTATATCAGAAGTCTCGTGACGGGTGATCTTACGCCCAGATCATTTATGAGATGGGGCGCAATCATAATACCAATTAGTATTTTAATGTCTGGTGGATTAAAGGCACTACATATTATATGATAAAATCATTTCAAGTCGGGTTGGCGCAGTACATGCCGATTCAAGAGTGGGAGCCAGAGGTTGGCGATATTATAATATACCACGGGTGGATTGTGCATTGGTTTGGTTTGATAAACCAAATCGAACCTAATGGTATCGTTAGCGTTGTCAGAGCAGGGATACCGATTCTGTTACTAACGATGGGCCAATCTAAGATGAGCAAATCAATCTCTAAAATTGACTCAGATGAAATAAAATTGTCAACTGGTGGTAAATATGCAGTTGTAAAGAATGTTAGAAATGCAACAGTCTGGTACGTCTAAAATCCCTTCCATAATAGCATATCCAGAAATATTACATATCGATAGAGTTCCAGAGCTGAAAGATAGGCTAGTTTATATCATAAGATCATATAAGCTAGATGGAACTTCTATATTAATCTTTAGGAATAGTGGTAAAATCGGAATAAGGTTTGGTGATTTTGCTGGAAATATAATTGAACCAGAAAAGTTAGATAAGAAATTCGCCGCTAATTATGTTGGTCCACTAGTCGATTTAATGAATCGAGCAAGAATACCGCAAGCGCAATTTTATTTTTCTGGTGATATATTGGTTGACATTAGAACACATTTAGATAAGATGTCTGGACCCGGCATGGTTAAAGAACTATGCTCTAAAATAATCCCAACACAGGAGATAATTGCTATTAAAAAATTAGACGATGGCTTGCTGAAAGAACTTCCATCAATGGGCCAAGTTATATTAAAACATAGTTCATTCAAAATTATTGTAAGAGGAGATAAATTCTTACCACTTTATGCGAGGTCGGGATGAGAAGGCTATCATCTGCGCAGCGAAGGATTATTTCCGAGCAAGAGACGCTTGGGGTAGATAAGTTAAAACCCACAATAAAACCCACAATAAAACCCACAATAAAACCCACACCAAAGCCAGAGCCAGCTGGTGATGAACTTGCAACACTCGAGCTGCCTGAGCTAACAGAACCACCAGCTGATCAGCCTGAAATTGGTGATGTAGAACTATTACAAAAATGCAGAGAATATTTAGAAGAATCAATCTCCAATCTCAATAAAATCGGAATCATACTTGGCGCGAGGTTAAAAGATTTCTCAACAAGAGAAAGTTTACTAGCCGTTAATAGTCAACTAGATAAAGTGATCGACGCAGTAAATGAAAGAATTCTTAGGCAGGCTTCTAAAGATGGATATGATGTCAGCGCGATGCTTCCAGGAGAGCAGAAATGAAGCTAGATCTATTATATGAGACGACCGTAGTTGGTGCCATAGCAATTAAGCCAGCAGCCTTTGATGGCGATGGTAAGATTGACATTGTAAGACCAAGAGGGAGACAAAGGTGGTATTTGGCGTATGCAAACGACAGTTACACCGATGGTTTGATGGAAAAGAAGGATTCAACAACTCAAAAGGAAACTATACAAGTTGGTGATCAACCAAAGAATGTCAAAACATTAGTCTGGCAACCGCAAAAGACAGGTGGAATGACCAACAAATCATTATATATACCAAAGGGTACGATAGAATCCAAACCATATGGTGGTAGTGAAATGTGGCACACAAATAACCCAGCCAAACATCATGATGAACATATCCTAAAGCCATCCCGGTGATATATAAAATGGTTAAGATGCACACGAGGGCGTATGTCAAGGTTAGTAGAATACGTCAATCCTCATCCACATACAGTTCAGATAACTGGCCCCAATAAAGAAATTCATCGCATCCCAAAATATGCAAAAGTTGTCCTGTCTGATTGGTATATTGATCGCTATACTCCAAAGTTCTTACGAGTTGCTAGGATACTTAGCGACCAAGGGCTGCCAAACCGATCAAATGGCGTTTCAGTACAAACAACAAGACCGTACGTTCTTGGTGCGCAAGTTGCCGTGAGAGCACAAAAAATTAAGAATAGTGAGCATAGGATTATTAAAGCCACAGAAGGTATAAGAAACATCGTAGATGGTGTCAGAAGTACCAGAAGTCAGAGGAAGGAGCTGATATCTAGGGGCCGCATAGTAGGTAGGACTATCCCAAATGCCTCGAAGATTTATAACCAAGTAGTTCAAGACGTTTTTATTGCTATCAGCAATAATATTGGCGTCGGCATCATGAGTTATAACAGACTTGGGCCTCTCCAACGATTGGTGGACTCTATCAGAAAATATACCGATCTTTCTAGAACAACTATATTCATAAGTGATGATGGATCAACCGATCCTAGCCTAAGACAATGGCTCTCTACGCAAGATGATATGGTAGTGTTAAATAATCACGACAATCTTGGAGTAGCTGGCAATTCGAATAGATTACTAAATTGCCTCAAAAGATTTAAGCATAAAATAATATTAAATGATGATGTAGAAATATTGTCGAATGGGTGGGAAAAATTTTATGCCGATGTTATGGCCAAAACCGGTCTCCACCATTTATGCTTTAGACAAGATGGGTTATGTGGCGCATCTAGGGGTGAAGGTCGCAAATCTGTGATCAACAATGTTTTGGTGCAGACCATAGGAGAGAAACCACATGGTGCTGTGATGGCATTTGATGACGTAGCGTTTGATAAAGTTGGGTATTTTGATAGTCAATTGGGCCATTATGGCATGGAACACGTTGATTGGTCAAACAGAGTTGGATTGTCTGGCATTCAACCAAGTGGATTTCACGACGCATCTGGTTCAGATAAGTTCTTTATAATACATAAAGAGCAGTCGGCTGCGACCAATCGAGGCGCTCACTTAAAAGAAAATCGAGCACTTTACAACCAGTTACAAAACGATAGGTCAAGAATATTAGTCCAATGTGCACCGCAATCTAATGTTCAATCGATTTCTGTTATTATTCCTATTAGAGATGTTGGAAGGACTGGATCGGCCAATACTGTGATAAGTTGCTTGAAGGCACAAAAATTCCCAGATATTGAAATTATTGTAGTCGAACAGGATAGCGATAGACGATTTGACTTTAAGCCGTCTAATCCGATAAAATATGTGTTTGTTGGTAATTCTAAGCCAAACCAGGAATTTAACAAATCAAAAGCTTTTAATAAAGGAGTGTTAATTTCTAATCATAATAAAATTATAATGCACGACGCCGACATAATAATACAAGCTAATTATATTAGAACGATATTTGGATTATTAGATGCATATGAAAGTTGCCATATAGGCGCTAGGGTATTATATATAGACACTACATCTACAACTAAATTGGCGCAAACTGGCAAAATAGGTAAGGACTATACATGCGAAAGAGCAGTTGGGTATTTTGAGGGTGGATCAATTGCGTGCAGAAAGGACACATTTTTCAAAGTTGGTGGATTTAACGAAGCATTCGAAGGCTATGGTTGCGAGGACTGCGATTTCTTCACTAGATTGAAAGATCACAGTCGTTTTTATAGTCAGCGTTCGATTGACATGCTGCATATGTGGCATTCTAGAGTCTCTGGGTGGGATCGCAGGCATAAAATAAATAAAGATCTCATAGCGTCCATCGGTAAAACTATGAAGGGAAAGGTCTATATAAATCATCTGGTTGCCCAGATGCAAAACAAATATCCAGAATCAAAGGCATTCTATGGCTAAGCTAACCATCTTTATCACCAATTCAAAATCTGGCGCATTTTATGAGATAGCCACCGGATGGTATAATTCATTTAAATTGGGTGGTCATAATGTGACTATGTGGGATGGTGATCCACAGACATGGCACAGATTAATTCCTGATATTTTCATTGGATGTTCTGGATGGAGGCAAACGCCGCCGTCTGATCACAAAGCTAGGATAGCAATCCACGTCAATCCATATTGCAATTCGATAGTCCAAGTTCCTGGCGGTCCAGTCATAAACGAAGCAAAGGTGGCTATAGATTGGACGCTGCAACAAAAACCACTATTTGTATTTGGATATGGTACTCAAGAAGATGTCGAGAGATTATGGTTTAAATGGCATCAAAATCATGGAATAAATATTATTGGAATGCCAAATGCGGCTGATATAACCAAATATAAACCCATACCAAAAAATCATGATTATATATGCGATATTGGTTGGGTTGGCGGTTATTGGGGATATAAAGCAATCAACTTAGATAAATATTTAATTCCAATAGCTAAAAGACATCACACAATCTGGCTTGGATGGAGTGGCCCGTCAGGTCTGTGGAAAGGAAAAGCCACACAAGACCAAGTATTGTCGCTATTTAATTCGGCCAAAGTATGTCCTTGCGTTGTTGAGCCACACACAACTAAGTTTGGTATTGATATACCAGAAAGAATTTTTAAAGTCGCTGCGTGTGGGGCTTTGACGATATCAGATCCAATATATGGGATTGATAGGTTATTTAGCAAAGACGTACTACCAACGGCCTCTGATCCATCAAGTTATCATCAACTCGTCGAAATGTATATTAATATAGACGAAGCTTCTAGAAAGAAACAAGCTAATATTATGAGATCTAAAGTATTACATGACCACACATACTTAAATAGAGCTCAAACATTTCTGCGGGCTTTTGGGTATAATAACGAAGCCAATGAATATGACATTCTTATTTCCAAGGCTTGTGAAAACTTATAATCTTATCATAATTGTTACCATCAGCCTTAGATGCAGCTTTTAAGCATAAATCTTTGAAACTATCAACCTGCATTAGTTTATCAACCAAATATCCATATTTGGCATTTACGTCTTCTTCGTTAAAACTTGACGATCTCCACATATTAATCTTTTTAGAATACCACATTACGTTAGCTGTATCTACACCTCTTGCTATATTTATATAAATGGTTATTGTTATAGCTGTTCCGCATGATTCAATATTGCCTTCTATAAATATGTGTATATCTTCTGGTTGGTCGCTAAATTTCAATTCTTCGTATCGCCATCTACTCATGCGTATTTAATCGATCAAGATTAACGTATGTTTGAATATCAAATACAAGGTCTCAATCAGATGCGACGACATTCTGATGAATCTAAGCGGCTACGAGAATTCGCTGAATCCATAGAACACGACAAAAGAATGTTGGCGGAGTATTTAAGAGCCAGGGCCAAGGCTCTAATGACAGAGGATAGAAACGATTGGGACATAGCATGGAGAGCCCAAGCTAGAGCAGAAGAGGCCGAGTTAGTCAATGTAATTGATGAAATTGATTATCTTGATTTTCCGATTATCTGGAATGGCAAAAAAGACATACCAACGGATCTATACATAACAATAAATGGGCACAATGTCCAACTATTAAGATCAGAGAACATAAAATTCGCATCAAGACAAATGATAGAAAACGCAATATCAGACGCACAAACTGTGCTAAATTGTTCTAATGCGAGTTCTTTAGTAGATAATTTGCATCACAAATTTAATGGTAAAACATGGAAAGTAATAGAAACGTGCGGCAAACAAATAGAGAAATTAATTGGCAACCGAGATAAGTAAAGGCGATAAGATTAGAGTAAGAAGCCACCAAATTAGCATTGGTGGAGTTAAGGTTTTAGTTGAGGGATTTACTGGTACATTTATAAATGAATACACTGGCACCGATGGTAAGGCATACGCTAATGTTAGTGGTAATAGTGTACATGCTGGTTATAGGACAGTTTTGTTAGAACATATTAGCCATCTAAACGAAAATGAAGAAACACCTAACTTTGACGGCGCGTCATACACCATCAGATGTGTTGAGTGCTACGAAGCAAGGAAGATTTCACCACAGAATTTGGGTAAAGTGAGGAGATGTATAGCATGTCAGAAGAAACACGATCGACTAACAGCGAGAGAGAGATCAAAACAGAGAAAGAAGTCAAAGTAAGAAAGGCTCAATTTAAAGATGAGCGCGGTAAATGGATAGATATGCCAATGGTCGATTATAGGATCACGCCAGAAGTTACAGCATTTGAAGCAGCTCGACAGCAGAAAATGGTGACTAGGGTAATTGAACCAGACGGTAAAGGTGGCATAGTAGTGATAAAGATGTTTAGGAACCAAAAGCGGAGAAGTTAAATGAATGTTAAGCTTAGCCTAGAGCTTCAAAAGAAAATTAGAGATCTTATCGGTGGTGATAAGTATTCTGCGTTGATGAAGTTAATCCAAGAGTATGGTATTATCATTGTCGACGGCGCGTCTGAAATCTTAATCAGCCTGCCGAAGATTGAAATCTCAGCACCATTTCAAAAGCAGCTTGGGCCAGTTAGGCGATTTCAATTCCATTGTAAGATTAATGGCCAGGAATTAAACGACTTAACCAAAATTGAACTTGACCCGTTTGACTATTCAGACGGCAATCCATTAGAAGTCAGGCTTACTGTAAAGCCCGGAGGGTTGAAGCCACTTGATAATCAAGCTGAGGAGATTGCGAGATGATAGAATCAGGATTAGTTAATATATTGTGCGACAATGAGGTCATTATCGCACAAGTTGTCGATAAAAATCAAAATTTATACAAGTCTCTGAATATCACAATGGGTGCAGTAAATGTTCTTGATGTGATAGAAGCCAAACCAAACGACAAGGGAGTCCTAGAATTGATTGGTGTGATAGAAGAAGGAATCCCACATAAAGAATTATTCTTCTTCAAGGATGCACAAGATTGGTCTGAAATATGTATTAAAGCGGGGTCTATGAGTGATAAGTGCATCATCCAAGGCTTGGCCATGCCGCATGGCCCACAACCAGGAGTCGTGGCCATAGCTTATATTGAAGGGTTTGATGTTCGAATCACATTTGGTAGTTTAATTCAAGCGATGCCAGAAGAATGACCTGCTGCTATCTTTGCGGTTCACCAGTAGAAACTAGGGATCCATCGCCGCTTATGGTCTTAATCACATGCGGCAGTAAGGAAAACCATATATTATGTAGTCTATGTTCTGTGGCTTTAGATGAGGCAAGAAATAATCTACGAAGATCAGGAAAGACAACATTGCAAAAAGACTCAAATGGCATTATTTCAACTATCATCGGTTAACTGTATTTTAACGAGGCAGTCATGCGAGAGCCATTCGTATTCTACTGCGAAGGTGGGTGTCACATTTTTGTATTAGCCAATCTTGACACTTCTCTAAACGGGGAACATGTGATCGTATGCCCGAAATGTCACCATAGACATTATAGAAAAGTTGAAAATGGTCAAATCACAGATTTCAGACACAGTAGGGGCGATGCTGTTGACACAATAGAACCGATGCCCTCCGCTGCCTTTCCCTCGCGTGAAGAGGCCATGAAGGCTATTCAGATAGATAGGGACCCATTTATGATGGATCTTTGGGTCAGGAAGGCCCAAGACGAAGGCTGGAAACAATGACTAGGCGTATTAAATCTAAAAGTGATGGGAATATAGCGTTATATGTTAATGGTGGATTTGCCAATAGCGAGACGCTGCTTTCAGATGTTATTGAAGCAATAAATAGCTTAAAAATAGATATAGCAAAACTTAAAAATAATACGCACCCACGTGGGCCGCACGATATAGTTTTTAGACCACAAGAAAAGCCAGTTAAAATCTTGAGATGCCGCATGCCATCTAACGGTGAAATAACCCCATCGCGCAAAGCCAAAAGAGATGACTTAGCCGAAATGCTTGGCCAAAAGAAATGTGTAGCGTGTAATCCGCTCGACCCCAAATGCAAGAAATGCAGTGGAACGGGATATGCAAAGGAGAAAAAATGAATACTTCAACGCAAGAACCAGAAATTGGAATCATGCGGATTCTTGATATGAACGGTGATCGCCGGATAGTATGGCGCAAGAAGTCAATTCCTGAAATCGAAGAAGCAAAGAAGGAATTTAGGAAGGCAATTATTGATGGTCATATTGCCTTCAAAGTAGATAATGGCGGCAGTAAAGGCGAGAAACTCACAGAGTTCGACCCCACCGCCGAAGAGATCATCTTAGTTCCCCCAATGGTAGGTGGATAATGGTATACGGATATCCAACCAACGTAACTAATGCAATTGGCCCAAACCCACAAGCTGGTCCATCGGGATATTACTGGGCTGATTGTACAGCCAGCACCAACCAAGAATATACTGTTGGTAGTTATATCACTGTTGGGGCCACCACAGCCTCATGGATTACCAACATTGTTTATAATAATAGTACCACCAATGGCTATGTCTATACAACGCCATGGGAACAAGACGCAACTACTGCGTATGCGGCAGCGAATATTACATGGTTGCCGCCGACAGCTAGAATGTTAAAACTAGAGAAACTTAAGAACCAGATTAGTGATCATACAATTTACAAGAGAATTGGTGTCGGAAAAGCTGGCAATGTAGCTGAGGAAAGATCAAGAGAATCACTTAAGGCGATAATTGGTCTAGATAGATATAAGAAATATCTAAAAGATGGTTTTGTAATGATTCATAGTCCACTTGGAAAGTTCTATCAAGTGTTCCCAGGCCACAAGATGACTGAATTTAAGGAAGATGGTAAGGTTACTAAGGAGAGATTGTGTATAGTCTTCAAGGATAAAGATTTGCCGCCTACAGACGTGTTGATCATGCGCATGATGATGATACTCGGCGATGAAGAGGGACTTAGGAAGATTGCAAATATTCACGCGGTGGCACCGGCATACGAAAACGCTGGGATCTGGAATCAAATTGCTCCACCAATTCCGATGGTGCAACAACAAATGGTTGAAGCTGCATAGGAGGAAATCATGGGCGAGGTAAAATCGTCTATTCCGCAAACTCAAGAGAGCATCGATAGCGTCATCGATGATGTCGTGCGCAAGATTGCAATCAAAGAAAATGATCTCGAAGAAGAAAAGGGAAATGAAAAGAAGAACGAGAAAAGTATAGTTATCCTTAAAAGCGCTCTAAAGCTTCTCAACAGCGCGAAGAAGAAGCTAGACGAATATAAGAAAACATAAGTATGCGTAAATCAGCCATTGCTACCCTCAAGAAGATGCTTGAAGATCAGAAGAAGCGTCTTCTTGAAAATGTTAATTCTATGTCTAATTATCAGCAAGATGTTAATCGCGCTGATCGTAGTTCAGACGAAATAGATATGGAATATGCACACGCATTATCGTCTGAAGTGATTGAGCAGTATAACGCAAAATTGCAAGAAATAGAGTCTGCGCTTAATAAAATAAATCACGGAAAGTTTGGAATATGCAATGAGTGTGGCAAGATCATTGCAGATAAGCGTCTAAAGGTCATGCCAAGTGCTAGATTATGTTATAAATGCGCATCAGAAGCTGAGAGCTAAGTTTCCCACGGTATAGTATCAATTGGCGATTTGGCCGTACCAATAATTGATTCTTTAACATACCCAATGCCATTAGGTCCAACTATCTTACCTAAAATTGATCCTTTTATATCTGCGCTTTCTACCCACTCTTGCTCTAATTCAAGATCAACAGAATCACCATATAATGATTCGGCCTTAACAATCTTATAAACAACATTCACACATTCCCAGCTACGTCCTCCTAATGAAGATCGGCTGAATTCAGCCTTCGGGCTTGCAATTTCATCGTCGTAATCGTCTTCATATCGGCGGCGGTTACGTCTTCTTGGCCTACTATAACCAGATGGAGCATCCCATTTTACTCTAAGTGTCGCCACCAACCTAATTTGATCCCATGGAAAAGAATTAGCTAATTCCTTATCTGTGATGCCGAATTTATGCTGCGCTTGACCCTCGAATGTTATGCTAGCCGCACCTTGCGGATCAGTCCACTCAAGCTCATCACTACTATATTCCGGGAATTCTTCTGGCCCAGACATGGATGCTGGATAATAACTACCAGACCAATGACCTTTAATTATAGCACTACCAGCATCGTCTATATCTGTGGTCGATGCTATGTGCGCTAATAACTGCTTGTTCGAAAGAGCCGCCAACAATGGTTGTGTTGAGGTGGTGGGTTGGAATGCCGCCGGGTTCTGCAGGAACGTCTGGAATGGCTTCCACCCACCCTTGAATACGTCGTAGTTAATTGGATAATTTTTTGCGATGATATCTATTGCTTGATCGATATCATGTCGGGACCACATCTGAGCTTTTAGTTTATCCTCTAATTGCTTTCTGGCTGTAGCAACATCCATAGCCGAAAGATTGATTTCGTCAACTATCTTCCTGACGTCAGAGGTGAGATCCTCATTTATGACGTCAGGATCTTCTGTAATCACATTGGCGATATATTTAATATCATTTTTCATTATTAATATATCTTTGACATTATATTGTCCGTCTGACCGCCTTTTTGGTGGCTGGTCTTAGTCCGTATTGCCTCGCTTTAACAACACGGACTGCACTTGAAGGCTGGATCGTAACTTGTGGTAGCTTATAATCACCGGAATGCTCGTGCGCAGCACCAACCTTATCCATCATATCGCATATTTTTTGAATTGTGCATGGTGGCGTTGATGGATCTGTATCTGGGATCTTAGATCCAGACACAGAGTGAATAGACGCTTTGGCCGTTGGCCAAGCTTGCTTTTCAACTAAGTTCCTTGGCCCGGAGGGCCGTCCACTCCCTTGTCTCCGCATGGGTCTGGCAAAAGCCCCATAAGAATTTTCTGCGGCTTAATCTTCGGAAAATAATCAAATGGCTTAACTTCTTGCAATATGCTGAATGGAACGACAATCCTAACGATGCCACTTATTGATAGGCTGACACTATCGTCAACAACAAATATGGCAACCGTGGGTTTATTTCCAACTTCACTAGAATGAAGACTGAAGTATCCGCCTTTCAATGCTGCCCCATCCATCTTAACCCACACCTTTAAGGTGTCGTCGGCTGGGTCCCACATCGATTCTACGCGGACATTGTCAGATATGATCCTTGCGAACATTATTTTTCTCCGGTTTATTCATAGAATTGATGACAACTAGCGCTCGTAATCTTTCAACCATCTTTGGTAGGAATTCCGGATCAAATAGATCGTAAGTATGCTCGATGTAATTGTAATTTGCAGGATAGATTCCAACCATTGTGCTAGATCCATCTGGTCTATACATATACTCTATGTATCTCAATTTGTTCTTGGTGACTTTGAAGCTTCCCAAGTTAAAGCCGTTCTTGATAATATGACCATTCTTATATTCGAATCCGTTGCATGTTAAATACTTAATTACTAATTCCTCAGCTTCTTGTTCGTGTTCACGCTCGTTGTTCATGAATCTGAAATACTATCCCCACTTTCCCTGACCCAAGTACACAATTTCCGTCTCTTAATTCCAACCCATTTACCACATATCGTGCACAATACGAATTGCGCATTGTTTCTGACGCTTACCTTTTTGCATCTGTCTCCTTCGGACTTCCCTCTCGTGCACGTAACTTTAATCCATCCATCTTTAGTTACGAAAATCCAATGACCACCCCTTATAGATGACAGCCATTTAGACAGCCATCCAAGCATATCTTATTTTTGGTATGGCATTCAGCATTTTTCGATATCCCGAATGTCAATATTGCCGCGTTTTCGGTTTTCGACTCTGAGAAGCCAGATGGCATCATCAAAGATACTTCATGAGGCTTTCTGAGCTAGTTGAAGACGTAAGCGGAATAATTAGCAAACCATACTTATATCACGTAACGAGCAAGTCAAACCTTCCAGCGATACTTTCTAACGGCCTGATCCCATGCCGTAAGGGGGTGGTGTTCCTTAGCTACTCAATAGAGGCCGCCAAGAATTGGGCATCAGCCCTCGAAAGTTCACACCCAGTAATTATCAAGCTCAAGCTACAAGATTGCCTCCCGATCTATATGAGAGACTTCGTCTACACTTCTCCAGCTAAGATGTGGGGCCGCGATGCTGCAAATCCCGACGACGATAAGCCGCTACTTTATGCTAGATGGAGTAGCAAGCATGGAGGAGCAGGTGACCTAGTCAAGATAGAATCGATAGAGGAGTTTAAGGACTGGCTTGAAACGATCGAAGCATATAATGTCGACATCCATAGGGAACAAGTTAGCAACTATGATATGTTAGAGGTGATGGTTGACAGGCCAATACCACCATCGGCGATAACTGGCGTCATATCAGTTTGAGAATCTAGATCGTCTCAACCATTTAGTTCGTGGCTCTTGATCATATCTATTATTTTGTCAAGTGACCCAGGATCATATAAATCAACCTCACCTATGACATCTGCAGTGCCTGGGGTGAACAGGCTCATGCCATTGTCCGATACCCATATCTGAGATGGCTCGCCGCCAACACTGATTGAGAAGCGCCCACCCGTAACGTAACTGGTCCGCGACTGAATTTGAATCTCATCGAACGGCTCTTTGAATTCGCAATCGATTCCTTTCGACTTCAAGTATTCATATATTAATTCTAACGGCTCAGCATCTGGACTCTTATACTCGGCAAGTAATTCTTTAAGTTTCACGCAATATTTTTGACCTTCCCACGCGGAAAATATTCGTCCGGAAAATGAGGATTCTCGAATCAGGGGACCCATCAAAAGTATTTCGTGGAGATCGAAAGTTTGGAGGAAGAATAATGCGTATCGGAGTGGCACTACTTGCGTTGATGGTTGCGTTCTGCCTAAGCACTGGACCGAAGATGGTCCTAGCCGGAGACGACACGAAGCAAGAAGTGAAGAAGGACGGTGACAAGGAAGTGAAGGATGGCGCCGACCTGGTTAAGAAAGGCGCCGAGCAGATCGTTGAAGGTGGGACCGCGACCGCCACGAGCTTCCTGAACAGCATTCCATGGTACGCCACCCCCATCGGGTTCGTCGTCGGATTCCTGATCGGGCTCGTGATCGGTAAGAAGAAGCCGTCCAATCACGGCAAGAAATAGTTACGACACCAGTTTGAAATGGATTTCCGTAACCTTAGCTTCGCTTATTAGGTTCTCTGGCTGGTCCATCATAAACGCCGACCCGGCTTGCACCAATATCTTCCCATCGCCGTCAAATATCACCCAATCCTTCGTAATGTCCCCAAAGTGCACGAACGCCGGGACGTACTCCGGATCGTAAATGTCCGCCTTCGTGCATGTCTCCCATATCTTATTTCTATTTCTGACCAGCGCAGTCTCCCGCGCCTTAATCTCCGCTATCATCGTTACATTCAGGATGATATATTCGACCGCCTTCATAGGCTTTACTAATATCTGAGCGCTTATATAATTGTCGTTGCACTGTCCTACATTTACCCTGAACTGCATCTCTGGTATACCAATGCCATCTATCGTCTCCTTTATCGTGTTTCTTAGCCCCATTCCGTCCGAGAATATTGTATCTCTCAGCGTCTTAGAGATTTCACTCTTCACCTTTTCTATAGTCGCCCAGTGCCTTAGGGAAATCAACCCAGACACCTGTTCCTTCTTTTTTGACGTTAACTCGTGCTCTGAGATTAGTCCTATTGATTTCATTGTTCTTCCCTTATCTTCATCAATATCTTTCCCAGGTTATTGCTTCCCGTTCCCGTCCTTAGGTCAACTCCCCAGAACTTATCTCCCCACCTGTTGCCTTCCTCTAGTTCCGCATCACCCGTCTCGAGGAGCATCTTCCTTAATCCAGGGTCCTGGAACTTTCGCCTAACCAATTCTTCCATTATTTTGACCTTCACCTGTTCCCAATCTGGCCTCAGGGTGATCTTCCTACCCCTCTTCTTGGCCACTCCAGGCGTGTCTGAAACCCTTATCCATTCTCTTTCTGCATCGACTGTCGTCTTGGCAGCCTGGTAGGCGTGCTCTACCGAAGGGTATTGCACTCCCTCCAGCTCGACCTTTGCCTCCCAGAAGTTACTTAAGAATCTATATTCTCCCTGGAATTCAGCGATCTTCACGGGTCCCTCCTTCGGGTCCTTTTTGGGTCCTTTATGGAGACGTGCTTCATCGTCAGGTCGCCGAACCCGAAGCACACCGGGCACATAATTCCTCTATTGGTCATCGATCCGCAGGGCAGGAGATGCTGCCCGTCATCTGGGTATCCTATTTCTCCACGCCCTTCGCAGTTGGGGCAAGGTCTGTTCATATTGCTGATCCGTAGGTATCTGTTTGCTTTAGGATTATAGAGGATATTTTCTAGAGTGATTTTTTGTAAGAACACTATCCTGCCTATGCCTATTGGCTCGTAGCTCTTCCACTCCCACCCAGATGGCTGCTCCTTGAACAACACCCCGAAGACATAGGGTCCTCCCACGTATATTGCTGCCTCGAAACGACTTGTAAAATACATTCCGACACTAAATCCCTCTTTAATAATTATATCGGCTTTCTCCTGTGTCGTTCCGTGATAGGCAATAATCATATCATAATTTTGGGTCGAGGCATTGCTGCAGCCATACTTGTTAGATACTTAAGGAGCAAATGTAGTTCGGAGATGAATATGAAGCTCATAATATTATATGAAGGATGGGAAGAGCTTGGTATCGAAGACCCATTCATAAATGCGTTCAATGTATCATATACGATATACGATGCTATATTAAATAATCCTATTGGAACGCACCACAAAATTATGAAAGAATACTCTAATACGTATAAAGCATGGCGTCTGCACGCAGCTAGTTCTGTTGATGATTTTCGTGCCGCAGAAAGAAAGTTAGAAGGTGTTACTCCACCAGATGTATCATTTCACAAATCCGGCGATGAGATTACAGTGTTCATACCAATACTAGAAACCTATACTGACATACATCAGCAGTTTGGCAATAGGGCTTATTTAAATCTTCGTATAAGATGCAATTGTGGTCTAAGATCCGTTAGTTGTCATCTTGAATCTGATTTAATAGCTAACAGCCGAGGAACCAATACAAAATTACATACAGTAACAGACGATGCGGTTGGATCAGAAGAGGTAATATATCGCTCAGTGAAGCAGTTTGTTAGTGAAGTCCGGGATACTGCCGCGAGAGTATTGGTTGGCGAAACTAAAGGAACACCAGAACATCTAATAGAACCAGGGACTATGATAGAATTTGACCCCGATGTACATTAATATATATATCTCTCCACGCGGAAAATATCTTTCGTCTGCCGCATCTCAGACCATAATGCATCTCAGACCATAACACATCTCAGACCACGCATCTCAGACCACGCATCTCAGACCATAACGCATCTCAGACCACCATCTCAGACCACGCATCTCAACCACGCATCTCAGACCACCATCTCAGACCATAATGCATCTCAGACCATAATGCATCTCAGACCTTTGTACATTAGTATATATGCCGCTTCCACGCGGAAAATATCGCTCGCTTGAAAGAAAATAGAGGACCTGGGTGGGGATCCCCCATCCCCCTCCCCATGGTCCCCATCCCCTCCCCCCCTCTCCGGGAAGTACCAGAATATTCTGTGTGTGGTACTTGGCGCGGGGCGGCTCGACCGGCGGCGGGGCGGCGGCGCGGGGGGGCGCGGGCGCGGGGGCGCGGGGCGGCGCGGGGCGGCGCGGGCGCGGGGCGCGGGGCGGCGCGGGGGCGCGGCCCGGCCCGGCGGCCCGGCGGCCCGGCGCGGCCCGGCCCGGCGCGGCCCGGCCCGGCCCGAGCCCGGACAACGGGAAACCGACCGCCCCGGCGATTGACCGGGGAGGCGGCAGATAGAGGTGGAGCATGTTCACCATTCCCGACGTCCGTCCCGACAGCGCTCAGGTTCAGCACCCGGCGGTCTCGGAGTACACCCTGAAGGTGTACGCCGCCCGCTACCCGGCGATCAAGTTCGTCGGAACCGACACGTGGACGCTCCCCGAAGAGCACGGGAAGAAGGGAGTCCTCGTCCAGTGCCAGTGCGGGAAGGTGGTCTTCCGCAGGACCTCGGACCTGCACACCTTCGTCGGGTGCCTGATCTGCAAGCCTGCGATCCGCGCCACCTCCGGTGCGGAGCGCAAGCTCGAGCGGACCCTGGGCATGCTGAAGGCCCTCGAGGAGGCCAAGGCCATCGAGGCGGCGCGGATCGCCGCCGCCAAGGCCCTCGTCGAGGGGGGCGGCACGACCGCCACCTAGGGACGGACTCCACCCTGCGGACTGGGCCGGGGGACCTCTCCCCCGGCCCTTTCTGCATGGGCGGCGGACATGTGGGGACACCCTATATAGGGTACCACACACGTCCGCGAGGACAGGCCGACGTGTTAACTCACAAACATTATATTGGTTAACACACGTCTTGCCCGGCCCGGCCACGGGATTTTTATTGTTAAATTAACACACAAATAATATATTGTTAACACACGTTATATCCTCTTTGCTTTCACTGCTGACGACCATCTTGAATTGGTTGTGGGACCGCGATGAAAGACCCCTTCTCGGGGGGCGGCGGGGCCGGTGGTCCGGGGGCGGCGCGGCGGCCCCCGAGAAGGGGCCGCCTGGTGATTTGGGTGAGGCTTCAGAGGGTTCTGCATGATTCTCGTGACCGTGCGTGGCCGAGCGAGTGCCAAAGTGGTGCCGAGATCCGGCTCTCTGAAGGTCTCCCTACTTTTTGAGGCAAGTGCCGAGGAGGGATTATGCGTTAATCATTTCAAAGGGCTCCAAATCAGAAGTGCAGCGTCTACGACGATCGATCTATTCATCAGCAGCGGGTAGGGCCTAACGGACCTGCCCGCTTTTAGACCCTCCACTCTATCGAAGCATTCGAGGCGGGGCTCGGCGCTCCGCCCGAATGCGTAGACTGGCTGCTCTTGGGTAGCCGGTCTACGCATTCGTATTCGTACATCACAGGGCTGATAACATACCACGTGGCGGCGCAGGCCGCTCAGTACATCACACCCTCGGTGGGCGGAATCGGCGATCCGCGTTTTAATGACTGCAATTCTTCCCCCTACTTGTATGTGGGGGAAGCGCGGTCCGACGTTGCGCTCACCTATTTTGTACACCACACCGGTTCCACGTGGAACGCGGTGTTAGGAAGGTTTGTTTGTGGAGGGGTCAACATGAAGAGCGACTGGATCTGCGACTGCGGGCGGCGGAAGAAGGCCGGGACGGCGGTGTGCTCGGGGTGCAAGAGCGAGTCGAAGGCCCTCGAGAAGGGCAAGATGGATCGCGTTCTCAAGTTCGCGGCGGGCCGCTTCTTCTACGAGTTCAGCGACCCGGCGAACATCCAGACCGGCCTGGTGGTCGCGTACAAGGCCAAGTAACATCACACGGGGCGTTCGATTGGGGCGGCCATTGGCCGCCCCTTTTTTGTGTATAAGAATCAACGCCCACGAAGAGCCCCTCCTCGCGGCGCGGCGGGCGCGGCGGCGGGGGGGCGGCGGGCCGAGCCGCCCGGCGCGGGGGCGCGGGGCGGGGGTTGCCCTTTGTGTTCGGTGTCGATTTTGCGGAGGGTTACACATGGTCAAGTTCAAGTCGGGAATGCAGGCCAAGATCGTCGGGAACAGCGGCAACCATTCGCTCCCTGACGGTGAGATCGTCACGCTCACCCAGCGCATGGCGAACGGAATGTGGATGACCGACCGGGGGGTCTACGTCAACCTCCGGGACATCAAGGCCATCGAGCTCACGGAGAGGGAAATCCAGGAGGAGATCGCGAAGCTCAAGGCCGAGGTCGACGTCCTCGAGGCTCGCGTCCGGTGGATGAAGGAGACGAACACGGCGCAATACGACGAGACGGAGTTCAAGGTCTGGATGACCTTGAAGGCGATGGACAAGAAGATGAGCCCGATCGAGCGCGCCCGCATGATCGCCCGCATCATCAAGGGCGAGTAAGCCCAGCGGGCACCACACGCCGGGGCGGGGGCAACCCCGCCCCGGTTTCGTCGGCCTTGCCCCACCGGATAATAGCCCGGTTGAGGGAAGGTGAAAGGGGGTTCGATTCCCCTCAAGGCCGCCAGACCCACCTTCGCTAGGCGGAGGCAAGGATTTTGATCGCCTTGCCTCCGCCTTTTTTGTTTATAAGAATCAACGCCCACGAAGAGCCCCTCCTCGCGGCGCGGCGGGGGCGGCGGCGCGGCGGCGGGCGGGGCGCTGTTGCCCGCGCCGGGGGCCAACAGTTTTGCGGAGGGTCACATGACTAAGACCAAGAAATGCGGAAAATGCAAGTTCATCAACAAGGAAACCCACAAGAAATGCAAGAAGAGCGCGTCGTCGCCCACGTCGAGGTTCTGCACGGCTCATCGGGGTGTCATCCTTCGGGACATGCGTGAGTCAGGTTACCTTGACGGATGGGATCCGAAGTTGGCGCACACGAACAGCAAGGTGAACGTGATCGACGACAAGATCCGCGAGGCGTTCACCACCAAGGTGAAGCTTGAGGAGGTGGGCCTGGTCGACTAACCCAGCCCGGCCTGACTTCGTCCTCGGTTTCGGGGGTCGTCCAACCGGCAGGACATGGGACTTTGGATCCCAGAATTGAGGTTCGATTCCTCACCCCCGAGTTAGGTCCAATTGGAGGGAATACACATGAGTCTGAAATTCTCCAAGCTGATCCAGGAAGCTCTTGCGGAACTGGAAGAAGCGGGCGGAGACCCATCAGAGCTGTCGGCCAGTTCCTGCACGTCTGGGTACAACAACGACGGATCGACGGGGTTCGACATCTTCGAGAACGGATATCAGCTCGGCCAGGAAGCCGGTGACCAGTCGGTTTGGCACGCCGACAGCAATGACGGGGAGGTCGTTTACTTCTTCATCGGTGACGAAAAGGACATCGTCGTCAAGATCAAGGCCGCGCACACGGGTGTGTAAAGGACTGGAGGATCACATGAAAACGCCACCAGGCGTCACGGTCGATGACAGGGG